CTCGCTGACTAGGTTGGAGATCCTCTAGAGTCTAGAGTTTCTCTCACCATCATCAGCGTCGCCTCAGGATCTTTCCCTGAGGTACCAGTGTGTCCCTGGATTCCACCCAAGGCAGTGACCGGCTTCGACTGGCGTGTAGCAGCCGAACTTCGCATTTCCGCTCTCTGTCTTAGCAGAGAACGCATTCTCTCGCATGATCGAGATGAAGGAGATGTTGCCCGCAAGGCAATCTCACGACTGGCACTCACGTCACGATTCAGCGAGAAACCGCAAGATGTACAGATACCAACTCGCGTCTTCGAGTTGTTGGATACCTTACCGCCACATCTAGAGCAGGTCCTCGAGGTGTCTTTAGCGTTAACCTTAACTACCTTCAGGCCGTAGCGCTTAGCAGTACTCTCTATCCTGTTCTGTATCTCTGCGTGAGGCCAGCGCCCGCCCCTGGCGTCTAGCCAGGACAGGTTCTCCAGAGAAATATGAGCGTCATTCTGATCAGCAATACTTACTACCTGGCTGGCGATGCACTGACTGATCTCATGCTTTATCCTCGTGGCCTTAGCGCTGACGCGCTTTGCCTCTGTTCTGAGGATCTGGGCGTGCTGGTCTCGGTTGTACTTCTCACAGAGATCTGCTCGCTCGTACAGATGACGAGATAGATCCCTGCGCTGATGCTCCTTCTCAACTAGAGACCCAAGCCGTTCCTTGTAGTTGACATGATAAGGAGCAGACCTGTACTTATCCTCAGGATTAATAACTGTAGCAACAAACGGCTCTACCCTGCCCAGGTCAACACCAACAACCTTGTTAGTTTGTCTCTCGTCTATCTCATGTTCGATAGCGATGTCAAAGACAACCTGACCTTTGTTGTTCAGGCGGATGGTTGGTCTACAGACTTTACCTGTGCCGAATCGTTCTGTATTGTCTGGTAGTCTCAGATGGATTTTTGTGACACCATAACTTGGAGTCTTCACCTGAACGATGATGCTCAGAGGATCGTTGTTATCTCTGGACGCCTTAGGTGCGAAGTAGGTATCACAGACCGCCAGATTCAGTTTGGCACTCACTCCAGGCAGAGATGCTTTTCTCTCACCTTTGAGGTGATAGCGCCTTAGATGAGCACGGACCATTCCGATGGTCGGCTGTGGGGCATCAGGATAGGTGTCCCTGTAGTGGAAGAGGATCTTTTCTGGCTTGGTCTCCTTAGGGTGTGTATTTATTGCTTGGAACAGACCAACACTCATGGCGTACAGTTCCAGTGTACTCACCACATTCGAGACCAGCATCTCGTTCATATTGTGCTTTTGGAAAGAAAACGGGTATCGAGACAGCCTCTTCCTACCCCAAGCACTCAGGGCTCCAGTTGGTCTGTCACCTTTGAGAGTCTTCAGCGCCAGATCGCGGAACTCTGGACTGGCAAGTACTTCTTGTTCCGCATCAGCCATCCAGGCAACCATCTGAGCCAGATCGGCGCCTACTAAATTAGCATCAACTCCATCTTCTGTGGTGAACCTGTGTCTGGTCACTGTGTCGTAGAACCTCACAGGCTCACCTCCTTCGGAATGGGTTGACTTACATAAATATGTGTATTATAACACACTATTGCTTTTATTGTAAGTTAAGGGACTATAAAGGATTTGTATGACTGCAGAATACGTGACTCAAGCATACCACAGAGTGTAGCCAGAGTTCCACACATGATCCATGTCATCTATGTCACACTTTGATACCCTGAAATACTTGTTGTGAGCATAAAGAACACACCTTCTCACAGGATCAGTAAGACGTGACTGAGTAAGACCATCATCCTCTAAAACATGCCGTGAAAGCAAAGGGTAGTCATTGCACTCAAGAACACCTACCTCTATGTCATCCGCTCTCAAAAGGCTGACGACACTGGACAAAGAGTGTTCAAATCCAGGAACACAGACATGTGAACGAACATCAGCAAAACCAGGACCGTCAAACACACCAGACACAGAAACCAGGTCACCTGAGTCATCACTGCAAGTCACAAAGAACGACGCATCATCCATGAGACACTGCTGCTCAAACAAACCATAAGTCTTGACAAACTCAAACATGTCAACAGATGGTGTGGTAATCTTTTGGATGGACAAAGGTTTTGTATCATGGTTGCTGTGTAAGGAGTGCTCATTAGGAAGAAGAGTGGATTCAAGCACACGCTCAACAACACTATGCCTGTATAGCCAGTCATCCTCCCACACAGAGATCAAGGTAACACCCCTGTCTCTACAGGACAACCACTTGTCAAAATGATAATCCTTGTGCTTACCATTCTCCTCAGAATGCCAATAAGTTCCATTAAACTCAATAGCAACACCCCTGGATGGAACATAGATGTCAAGTTCTTTCGGAGCGATCACATCACGAACACTCGTCCTCACATGACTCTCACCAACCAAAGAGCACACAAAATCAACAAGACTCTGCTCCTGTTTTGACACTGAATCTGATTGAGCACATCGAGGACAACCACCAATCGCATAAGCAAACGGCGACCACTCATGCCCTTTACTGCACTTAAGAATTACACGACGACCAGACGAAGCAGTAATCTCATCAGGAGAAAACTCATTCTTCTTGCTCCAAAACACATGAGCAAACTCAGGACTCTTCAACTTCTCAGAAAGACGGACGCCTTTTGAGGAAGCGCAGATACCACAAATATACTGACCTTTATTTCTCTTTATGTTCTTTTTAAAGTTGATAATTTGTATATTAAAAACAGTATTGCATTTACAACACTTAGCATCAATTCGTTTTGGGGTAGCGCGTCTTAAAGATTTGTATGTACTACAATGTACACGTCTCTTATAAACAACTGATCCAGAATCTATCTCCTCTCTGGTTCGACGCCTACGTCTTTTAGGTCGAGCACGTTCTTTTGCTTCTTTCTCAGCGCGAAGAGCATCCTTATATTTTATAGCGCACTCATCGCAGCGTTTATGATTTTTCATAAAACGCTTTGGTGTCATAGACTGTATGTGACCACAATCATACTCAAACTGCATATACTTCATAACAGCCAAATAGAAGTCTTCTTTTGGAACTTCATCTTTGATTCTGTCTACAAGTTCTGGATAGTTGTACATGAACAACTCTCCAGTACGTCCACCTTTTCGACTGTCACAGATCCAGCATATCGGAAGACCCTCTTTGAGCCTCTGGATGGCACTCTTGATAACAACGCGAATTGCTTTATGACAAGTTCTACATGTTACGTCTATAAGATGCCAGGAACTGTCACTTCTATACAAGAGCGCAGACTTATTTAATGTTATTGGGTGCAGTACCTTGTAGTATTCAGAAGACATTTTGTGCGGGTTATGGCCACAGAAAGGGCAAACACACTTCTGCGATTCAAGATCTTCAACAGAAGGGACCCAAGTCTTATGACATACACAAACAACAGGGTCAATTGTGACATGTTTTTCAAAATGCTCAGCACGTTTGACGGGATCTAATAGTACGTCACTTACATATGCTGGCACTTGTGTATCTGCTTTCTATTACATCTTTATAGAGTACCCCCACCGGGACTCGAACCCGGAACCTTGTGCATATCAGGCACGAAACAAGGTATAAGCTTGCTGCTCTAACCATTGAGCTATGGGGGCATGTGTCATTACAAATGTACTTAATTCCGACTTGAAATAGGTACACTGGTACCCCTGAAGGGAGTCGAACCCTTGCAAATAACACGAGGTAGAAGCTCGTTGCTCTATCCGCTGAGCTACAGGGGTATGTATTTGTTGCTTGTTCACATATGTCTCCATCTGCTCCCAAGAACAGTGCCCCAGCCGGGAGTCGGACCCGGACTTCGGTTATTAGCCAGTGACCCACTTTAGGAGAGTGGCGCTCTATCCATTGAGCTACTGGGGCATTACCATATTTACTTAGGTTTATCTAACTTGACCTTTCCTCATCGTGTGCTAATATTCTACCACACCCAATCAGTCCCTGTCAAGTTCTGTCTTCTGAGCCCTGCACCACATTCTTTCATCCATCATACCAGAACCGTTCTCACAGTTTCCAGCACTCTGTCAAGAACATGCTGCACAACCCAGAAGACATAGTGCCCCAGGAGGGAGTCGAACCCTCACGCCTTGCGGCAGCGGCTTTTGAGGTCGCCGTGTCTACCATTCCACCACCAGGGCAATTGCTTGCATTGTTTCTCTATGGAGTTGTCATGCGTCCCCTGTACGGGATTCGAACCCGCGTTACCTCCTTGAAAGGGAGGCGTCCTTGACCGCTAGACGAACAGGGATTTATGTTGTTGTGAGCAGATTCTATCATATCTGCTTCGCTGTGTCAAAAGGAATCGAACCTTAATCACGTCATCCAGATCCGCCGTTCAGTTACTTGGCTCATCCGTTCACCTACTAGCACTTCACCTTCGTACATGAGTATCCAGACCACACAACCATACAAGGATTTATGTATGTCCTTCAATGATCAGTTGAAGGCAAATGATTCAAGCGTATACTCAAGAATCATTCCCATGTCTTGTTTGATGAGTCCAACTCTACCATCACCTCATCAGTTCTGTCAAGTTGTTTCCAGTGTGCTCTGTGACACACCATTCTTGTCTCATCGTTTCGTACTGGATGAGGGAGTCGAACCCTCACGACCTTTCGGACACCCGCACCTGAAGCGAGCGCGTCTACCATTCCGCCAATCCAGCATGAATCAAAACCTTGTCTACACGATGTAGTTGTATTTCAAGCATACATCATGTCTTCAAGACCTGTTATCAGATCTGCTGACACATGTGTACTTGGTACCGGAGAAGGGAGTCGAACCCTCACGCCCGAAGGCACCAGGACCTAAACCTGGCGTGGCTGCCACATTTCACCACTCCGGCTTGCTACCGGTCAGAGAGAACAAGGGGTTGCTCGGTTCCCCGCCTGGCCTCATCCTGTTCTCTCCGACCGGCTTGATGATGACTACTATACATAACCAGAAGACTGATGTCAACTGACGATGGCGTGATAGCAGTCACGTTCTGTATCTATCTCAGTTCTCCCAGGGCCAGGACTGAGGCACGCCCTTCTCCAGCAAGGGAATCATCTGGAAGCCCTTGTCAGTAAGACCACCGAAGGTCCAACGACGATCCTTTGACTGACCGTGAGCAGCAGTGTACCCAGCAAGGTTCCAGGTGAACACACTGGCGCCCTTCTTCAGTCCGGCATCCAGAGCCTCATCAAGACTCTCTCCGCCCGTCCAGTAGGAAGACACAGATGTCTGCTCGTCAGTGAGGACGATAACCCTGTCGTGGTTGTCATAGTTCTGCCTGAATGCTTCAGCGGTGTAGGTCCCACCACGAGAATCCGGCATGTCATTTTCAACAACCTTCAACAGGTCCTTGGAGGTGATAGCGATCTTCTGGCTGTGGTTGTCAAAGGCAACGACGTCAACGTTCTCGCAGCGTAGCGCCAGGGCTGCTGCGAAGATGTTGGCCGCGTCCTGCCTAGTGATCTGGCTCTTGGAGGATAGACGATCAGACATGGAGTATGAACGATCCAGCAGAACCAGTGTACGACCCTTGAGTGCTGGAATGTTCTCTAAGACTCCATTTGCTCCTCTTTGGAGTGCAGCATGGAAGTCCAGTGGAGCATTCTTGTAGGCACGCAGGAAGTCAATCGGCATGACCTTGGCACGAGCAACAGTCTTCTGGTCACGCAGAACCTTGTTGATCTCGTCGATAACGTCAATGTCCACACCAGAGTCACTGATACGCCTGAGGTTCATACGCAGAGCAGTGTACCCCATGTGCGGAATCAGATTCTTCCAGACCTTAGCCGGAATCTTGCCGATAGAACCAGCAACAACCTCGTGAGTCAGTCGTGCAGACCTGATAACCTTGTCAGCATTCTTACCAGACAGAGCCCTGATCTGCTTGTCAACCGGCATGGACAGAAACTCCTGACGAGCCTTCACAACAGGCAGTGCACTCAGATCCTCTTCGGCGCCGTACTGACGATCCAGAATGACCCTGTACAGAGCGGACTGGTGCTCATCCTTCGGCTTGGCGTGAGTCAGGTTGATAACGTCACCCAAGGATACGGATCCGCGAGACGCACGACCACTCCACTTCAGGTACGAACCCTCATTAAGCAAGTCATTCAAGGCGTCACCAATTCCACGCTTGATAGCAGACGGAATCTTACGCCCAAAACGCTCCAACCAGTAAGCAATGAACTCACTGGTCTCATCAAGACGACCAATGGAGACGCGAACAATCTCACGGTTGAGACCATTCATACCCTTGTTCAGACGATAACTGACAGCCTCAGCAGCAACCATCACAGGAACAGCCCTAAGACCAGCATCATGGCGGAGCCAGCCAACCAGACCAAGAACCCACTCGCCGTCCTTAGCGACCTTGGAAACCAACTTGGCGACACGCTCCTGACGATCCTCAGCAGACTCATAGAACGTGTCCTCATTCAGGCTGGTAACAGCAGCAAGGAACAACTCACCCTTGGCAGTACGCTTGAAACCTGTACCACCCTCGTGAGTAGCAATCCTCTTGCCGCTCTTCTTTGTAGAAACAGGAGAAGTCGCTGTGTTCTTAACAGAAGCAGCCTTCGTGTTCATTCTTGCCATCTCAACTACCCTTTCAAATGTGATGACATGTGACCATGATTCTGTGTGAAAAGTTTCCATGTGAAAAACGTAGAACAGAATCATGTTGACTCAGGCTGGCTTGAGTCTGCTTGCAAAAAATAAAGGCACAAGAGAACCAGCCGTGACAAGTGTTTAGGTTGAGTGTAAATCAATTTGAAGTAACCTGTCACTACGCATCTGTGCCCAGAACCTGAACTGGCGACGAAACCAGCAGACCATTCTTGTTCCTCCTGGTCTGTCTCATCTGTTCTTGTCTGCTCTTGATTCAAGGTTGTTTTTGTATTGTGTTGTGTCATACTGTCGCCCTTTGTTTCAGGACTTCCAGTAATCAGCAAACAGTCACAACCAAGTTTCAAGAACAAGGAGGATACAGGTTTGTTTTAAGTTGTTGCAGAAGCCGGAGAAAAAGCGAATCATCTGACGTTAGTGTGTATTCCGTACACCCAAGGTAGACAACTACCCCGGCCTGGAGTCGAACCAGGATCTCTTTTTTCCAGAAAGAAGTAAGATAACTCTACGCATCTGACTTCTGCTCGTGCTCAGAGAGGGAGTCGAACCCTCACGGGCGTTGAAGCCCACTGCCACCTCAAGGCAGCGTGTCTACCGTTCCACCATCTGAGCGAGCGAGAGGCGAGGATCGAACTCGCGGCCTCCTGGATGGGAACCAGGTGTGCTACCATCTGCACCACTCTCGCATGACTCTGGTCTTCTAGAATTGATTATAAAGACCAGAGTCACTATATAAAGGATCAAGAAGGCAACGACAAAACCTTCTTGACGAACTCAACTATACAAGATAGTTGGAAAGATGTCAACAGATGTTGATGTGGTATCTGTCACACCTGAGAGAATAGGTCAACATGTCAACACATACAACAATGCGTCCATGTGCTTGAACTGAGCGGATCCTATCCTGTTTGCATCATCTACTTGTGCTCATTGCTCCTGCTTGCTGACAAGTTTACGAGCAAGGTCAAGCGCCTGCTGCCTTGTCGTCACCTGATCCTTGTACTGCGCCTCACGAACCTGTGAAAGAACCTTACCAAACCACTTACCAGGCTTTCTGTCAGTCATGCTCAGGATGTCGTCACCTCGAACCAGGTCCTCAGCAGGCTTGTCACCAACACCCAATCTGATAGCCCTGTTAGCAGCCTTCAACATATCTTTGTCGTCACATGTCTTAGCCAGCAGCCTTACGTCTCTGAACGATGTCTTCCTCTTAGCAAGAATGGCAGCAGTCTTCCTGATAGAGTAGTCAGAGTCCATGTCACCACTACTCAGTTCAGCAAGAGCAACAGCACGTCTGGCATCATCCTGACTGACTGTTGACACACCAGCAAAGTTCTGTCTGTCCTTGCTGTTGTCCATGCCTTTAATAATGACAGCAGACCCAATGACTGAACGCTTATGAGCAGAGACACCTGCATCACTCATTCTGTTCAGTGAGTCAACAGTGGCTTGTTTCTGTAACGACTCTCTCAGACTAGGCTCAATGTCATCCCAGCCAGAGTCCTGTAACGCCTTGACACCAGCAGAGTAGTCAGAGCCCTTGGTGTAGAACTTGCTGAACTCCTCACGAACACGCTCAACAGACAGATCACTGTACTCACCTCTGATGGAGCGGCACATGTCAGCAGTGCTCTTGTCATAGGACATTCCAAAACGTGCAGCGAACTGAAATCCACGAAGAACCCGCAACGGATCCTCAGCGAACTTCTCAGAAACCGCTCTCATGGTCTTGTTCCGGTAGTCGCTATATCCACCTGTAGGGTCAACCAGAACGCCACGAGAATGGTCATACATGACAGCATTGAACGTGAAGTCTCTCCGAGCAGCAGCCTCATCAACAGTCATGGTATCATCCATCTCAACACTGAATGAACGATGACCAGCACCAGTCCTGTTCTCTCTCCTGGGAACAGACACATCAAGGTCTCTCAACTGACCTTTAGACACCTTGAGAACACCGAACTGACAACCAACCTCATCCACATGGTAACCACTGCCTTGCAGATGAGACACGATGTCATCCATGCTGGCACCATGAACCTCTATGTCAACATCCTTACTCGGATAGCCGTCAAAAGAGTCACGGACAGCGCCACCAACAACTAGAGGATTACCAACACTACCAAGGTCCTTCAGAACACTGTTAACACCATCAGGAAGACTCATGCTATATGGGGTGACACAGTTCTCACCATACATGTCTTTTGCTTCCTGCAAGAGAATGTCCTGATGTGCCTGCCTGGCCTCGTCCATGGAGTCATAACTGGTCCCGAAACTACACGGACCAGTCACAGCACGACAACGCTCAATCTCACGTGTGTCAGGACGAATATGAACCTTGGACACAACCAGTCACCACCCAAGACAGTAGTTAACACATAAGCCTAACCTACTATCTAACATATGACTCAATCAGAAAGCATTGTGGATAATTTGGCTCAACTTGCGGAGTATGACTGAACAATCTTCTTAACGTCCATGTTCTGCTCATGCAGCATTCGATGAATGTCACTCATTGACATCTTACTAAGAGCAAGCCCAATCGCATCTCTGATTGCATTCTTCTCCGCCTCAGTCATCTTAAATCTCCTATCTGTGTCACTGCTGACATTATCATACACACTATCTGTCCCTGTTTGAAATCAGTCCTGATGGCAGACGTCGAATCTGCGCCACCAACCCAACATGTTCAAGGTCAGTGTTTTCCAGCCATCACCAAGATCAATGCACTCACACCATAAGTCAAAGATGACCAAAAACAGTCATCTTTGCAACACTTTCAGTCGGACTACCTGCACACCCTCTCCCTTACGAGGAGAGGCGTCCCGCTTCATGCCGCAGAACAACTCTTGGAGAAAAACCAAGGAATCTGTGACGCTACTCAGCCAGATAGTGAAAAGCACATGTGTTAAAAAGCGTGTCAGCACCAGAATAGAGTGTCGTACTGCCTTAATCGGACGCCTGCCACACTCGGCAAGCGCTACCCGCGTCACAGCGGTTTCAGCCCCTGCTACTCGGCCACCCATCCTGACGCCAACACGCAGCCTCTACAAGTAACACTTTTAAAAAAGTGTCACCTGTTTCAAGCACCTGTACGAAAGGCGCTAAGGGTGAGGCTAGAACCCGTAAGTGGAGATGACGGGGCTCGAACCCGTAACCTTCCGCCAGCCAAGCGAATACGCTACCAGTTGCGCCACATCCCCAAAAGACCTGAACCCAAGAGAAAGGAATACTAACATCAATCTAAACCAAGAGATCAGGTCAACAGGCATTCATGGTTCCGACACCAGGCGACTGTATATGCCCAGCAGCATCGGCCTTTGAACACCAGCACCGGATGGAGGAATCGAACCCCATGACAGTGGCTTTGGAGACCACCCGCTAAGCCTTTAGCATCATCCGGCATTGTTGCTTCTGTGATGGTTAACTCAATAACAAGGCAAACACCACAGAGAAGTAATAACAAAAATGCGTGCAACAAAAATAGAGGACACACAAAGAGAAAAAACGTGAGCCAGTGATTGAAACATTATCCTAAAATGTGAAGTAACTGACACCACTACACATCTCTGTATGAACTCCGAGCAGGCGACGAGACTCGAACTCGCTCTACAACCTTGGCAAGGTTGCGTGCTAACCATTGAACACTACACCTGCATATTCCAGTGCCGCTCGCCCGAGGAAAGGAGACTCAAAGGCGAGCAGCACCAGAAAATAAATTGGCAGCAGAATGTCTAAATGTTCTGCCACTTCTCACAACACCGGGTCACAACCCACTACTCAAAGACCTGGTAAACTGACACAACCCGTGAGCAAAGGTGCCGACTTCATGACATTCGGCTCGTCGCCCTACCAACGGGACGATCTCTGTGCCAGGTGCCTGACTTCTTAGACTCCAGTGTCAGGCGACTGGAAGAATATGAGGTGACATGGATAACATAGTGCAAACAAAATGTCGCGCCCTCAGGTTGGAACACAAATCAAAAGAACCTGAGAGCACTAGGCCCACCAGCACTAATTGAAAGCCACCTCATATCGCTGCCCCTCCAGGACTCGAACCTAGAATAACTGAACCAGAATCAGTTGTGTTGCCAATTACACCAAAGGGCAAAAGTTTTACTCACACACTATCACTGTCATCAATCTCTTGACCATGATGCTGTGTGTTGTACTGACGAATCTTCTCTTCAAGAATCTGACGACGCATGAGAACATTTGCGTCAAATTCTTTACGTTCCTGTGGAGACAGGTTTTTCAGCATCTCATCTAAGGTTTCATGCCAAGGTCTAAAATTTTGCTCAGACATGAAAGCACCTCACACTACTTGTTTTGTGTCTCACTGACTTCATCATGGATCCCCCGCCAGGGGTCGAACCTGGGCTAACTGATCCAAAGTCAGTTGTGCTGCCACTACACCAAGGGGGAATGAGTACCGATGGCTGGAATTGAACCAGCGATGACCTCATTATGAGAGAGGTGCCTTACCACTTGGCTACATCGGCAAAAGTGCTCGTTGAGGGATTTGAACCCCCGCAATATATTACACCGGGTGTAGGCCGGCAGCTCTGGCCAAACTGAGCTAAACGAGCAAAAATTTTAGTTATTTGTATTCCAGAACGGTTTAGAATCTTTTGGTCTCAGATCACTAGGAGATAAATTATGTCTTTTTAGGATGTTTGCTAATGTTCTCCATTTACATCCAATTTTTTGACATATATCTTTTGAGTCCATACCTTTGACTAAATAGGATTTTAATGTATCTTTATCTATATCAAATCTATGTCTTGGTGCACCAATTTCTCGACACTTAGTAGAGCAGAATCTTTTATGGTAAGAACCTTCAAAAGTACTACCACACACCTCACATGACTTCTCTACTGTAATAGAGATCTTTTTACCATCATGAGTTACCCGAGAGATGCGACAACCTTTTTTAGCCCAAGTCTTTTTTCTTCTGTCTAATATTTCTTTTGGTGCTTCACCTTTTTTGTTCATGTGAACAATTTTGATCCCGCATGATTCAATATAATCTCTCACTCTTTTACGGGGTATACCAAAAGTTTCAGCAATCACCTTTATTGGAGTAAATCTCGAATACATGTCAAGAATTTTATCTCCATTATCCTCAAAAAGACGCTGGTATTTTCTCGCAAGTGATTCAGAACGAGATGCCCTCATTTTTGCATTAACATCTGGCCTGTTTAGAGCAATGGTCATATTGCGGATAGCCTCTTTCTTCTCCTGTGGAGATAAGAGAGAAAAGGTGTCTCCTCCAGCACCAAGTCCAGTAAAGAGGTTGTACTGGGCTCTACCATCATCCATTGCCTGTATTATATGAGATTGTTCTAAGATGTTTAAATCTTCATGAGACCAGCCATAGCATATAAATCTTTTAACGAATTTATCCTTGCCATATTTACGAATTGCGGTTTTAATCAAAACACCGCTACCCATATACTCACGCCATTTGCGATCACATGAAAGTTTTCGTTGACCAATATAGGTTTTTCCATTTACAGTATTTACTATTTCGTAAATGTATCCATATGGCAAGTCTTCGATCACTACAAAACACCATTTTCTGTTGTTGTAATAATACGAAGAATATCGTGGAGGGTACGAGGGATGATCTCGTGGCTCCCGGGTGCAAGCCGAGTATGTTACCAATTACACCAACCCCCCAAGGGGATAACCATGCAAGCACCAGGGAACCGCCCCGAGTCGGCTAACACTCGACGAGGGAGTCGAACCCTCACTGTTCACACGCGGGTAGCCAATTTTGCGTGAGTTTCTTGCATAGTAGTGGTAGTGGAGGGAATCGAACCCCCGGTGTTTCCAATGTAACGGTTTTACAGACCGCTGCCTTCGCCGCTCGGCACACACTACCAAGAAAATTGGGCTGGCTTTTCAAGGAATCGAACCTTGTCCTCTTTTTCAAGTGTTCTGCCATTAAACTACAGCCACTCACCATATTCATTCGGTCACCCGCGCCCTGTGCGTCCACAAGTGCTGATAGCAACTCCTATGTGAAAGAAAACCCATGCCGCGGACGAGTTTCTTCCGGTTTACCCAGTCGGAATGGCGAGGCTCGAACTCGCGGACCTCTCGCTCCCAAAGCGAGCGCTCTACCACCTGAGCTACATTCCGAAGAAATTGACGTGCAAGTCAAGGGGTGCACACATAACTAAATCCCGCAAAACCTGAATCACAAACGACGACCCCAATCAGGAATCAAACCTGTCTTCCCCGTGCATGTGTGAGCACGCGGCGTTCTATCATTAAACTAGATGAGGCAGCACCGGCCACGTCAAAACCTGGTGCTATGGTGATCGTCCGCCCAGAATGTACTGACCATTCTTCCCTCGGGTAAGAGCCGAGTGCATCACCTTAATGCTTTAGGCGGATTTGAGTGTTTCTCTATGTAGTTAACAACCCACGAGACCATAATCCAAGGAGTGTTTGAACAACACTTGATGATTCATGGTTGCCAGGACCTATGAGGATCGCCCCTGCCCGGCTTGATGACACCAGTATAACCGAATCAGGAGAACAGTGTCAACCTGAGAGCGCTGTGAACTATGCCACATGCCAACCAGTTGAGAAACAACAGAGCGGATGACGAGACTCGAACTCGCTCTAAAACCTTGGAAGGGTCTTGTGCTACCGTTACACCACATCCGCATTGCTTGTCTTCCTGGACTTCCTCTTTAATCCAGGATCATGACGCTTGTATCCAGTAGAGATACCATTATCTCTCATAAACCTTGAGATAGTTGCCGTAGAGACGTTAAAACTTTTAGAAAGTTCAACCTGACTCATACCAGAAAGATAAAGCCGTAAAACATCATCATAAACTAATTTATCTCTTTTTTGAGACTGCGCGTACCTATGTGCACACTCACTAGAACAAAAGAATGACTTATGATGGCGCTTTCTCTGAGATTCAAAATCAATGCCACACATCTGACACTTATATTTATAAGGTCCACAGTAAAGAGAACCCTTGATCTTCTTCCTAGTCTCCTCGGAATGCGACCACCTGTTATTGACAGACGGAACAGCACCGTAGAATCTTGGATGGAGTTCATTGAACCAGAAGATTTCAAGTTTGTTCTTGATGTCATCATTATCAAGGCACCTACAAAGAACTCTAAGGTCTAGCCTGGACTCATCTTTCCCGATGCTGACAAACCATTCTGTAAATGATTTGAGGTGTCTTTCACCACGAAGACGGCGAAAATGAGACATCTTGCGCTCATAAATATTCTTTGACTGACCCACATAAAGACATTCTTTTGTAAGTGTGTCAAAAATACCGTAGATGCCACATACTTTCAAATCTTCGTTCATAATTCACATTATAACGAATCTCTGAAAATAGTGCCCCCAGTGGGGCTCGAACCCACGATCGGTCGTTATTGACCTGCCATCGGATTAAAAGTCCGCTGCTCTACCAACTGAGCTATAGGGGCATTGTTGTGCACAGTTTTCGAGCCTGTCCTAGCATTTTCAGAAAATGGCTATCAATACCTCCACTCTTGTTTAAAGAATGAAGGCAGCCCGGCACTCTTCTCTGAAAAAGCGAGCCCTGGGTAGCGCGGCACTGTACACAAAGCCGCCAGGGTTTCTATCGGATAGATCTGGTGGCTGGACTTGCACCAGCATAGTGCACCTATTTTGCAGCTATCTTCTTTAGCACCAGACGACCTCCTGTCTAGAACATTCATGAGGTCTCACGTCCCAGTCACACATCCCGGAGGACTCAATTCTCCCAAATTAGGTACCCTTGAGAGAATCTGCTGTGGAGGTGGAGGACAGGATATGAAACCATGTCATCATTCTTTCCTTCTGCCCCAGGGTAACTACTCCCTGACCTCACAGAAAGGCGATTTTGGTGACAGAGGGCACCTGCGCAGGCTCCCGGCTAGTTCAGCACCGTTGATGGAGTCCTCATCTGCGTATCGTACCCTGTACCGGATTTGAACCGGTGTTCTCCTCCTTGAGAGGGAGGCGTCCTAACCAGACTAGACCAACAGGGCATTTCACACATGCTTTCAGGCACATGTGATGCATTTATTTCATGAGCGGAGGGTGTGGGATTTGAACCCACGTGAGTGTTACCTCGCTGGTGTAGCAAACCAGTGCAATTGGCCGGACTATGCGAACCCTCCAAGAAACCTGGTCGTATCCTCAGGACCAGGCCATAAGTAACTGCGAGCATGTTGAGAGCACACTCAGGACACGCAGCGCACAAGTCAGGCGATCACCAACCTATTCGACTGTGCTTGGCTAGTACGGTCTCTCAAACCGGGTGATCATTTGCGCTGGCCTAGAAAGACTCGAACTTTCAACCAACCCGTTAACAGCGGGTCACTCTGCCAATTGAGTTATAGGCCAATTGTTTCCCAAGTTCATGTATGTCTTGGGACAGCGGTACCGACGGGGCTCGAACCCGCATTACCGCCTTGACGGGGCAGCGTTCTCCCTTTGAACTACGGTACCAATTGTAAGATTGAGAAGGCTGAGACTATACCTTGTTCCAACGTTCCTTTCGTCAGGATTACCACGCTTACCGTGTTGCCTGCTTGTCCACACAGTACCCTGTTTTCAGGCGTACCATGATAGAACGTCATGCCCGATTCTTTAAGTGAATCACTCTGTAGATTACTGTGGACTACTCGGGTGGGATGTTTCACTCAACAGGAGCTACCTGCTGGGCTGCACTTCCGTCTACCCAACCGGAATGAGACTTGCGATCTCAACCCAGCCTGACTTGACCATACGGCCGTCAGGTTTAGGACATTTTCATCCAGTAATCAGGGAAGTCTTTTGCAAAAACATGTAAAGGTTATAAGAATGTGCTTCCCTAGAGGTTCATAGACTTTTGGCCCACGAAAATCCTCACACTCCCTAGACTTGGCGCTACCCGTGTCATTCCTGCACAATCCTGGGCCGTCCTACCCATTCGTGTACTCGATGGCTGTCGCCCTTGACCTAGCAGGGTCTCGGACTTCGCTGACACCCACGAAGGAGTACCAGCATCGCCTTACAAACAGTCAACCTTGTCGCCTTTGTCGCATTGAGGCACTGAGCCGTACCGTGTCCTCAGGATTTCCCATCGGACCTGCGACTGCGCTTAGGGGTCCATGCGCCACGCTGATGACACATGCGTTGGACCGTTCGCATTGCATGGGGTACCTCATTCCCTCATGGGGATCCAAGGCGACTGCCCCTAACCTCTGAGCAGTCTTTCATCCAGTCACCTGGACTTATCAGCCATGCCTGTTAGTGCTGACTAGAGGGATCGAACCTCTGCGCTCCGGGCTTCAACCGGATGCTCTACCAACTGAGCTAAGTCAGCATTCTTGGCAAACCACTATCTAGTTCTCAAACAACATGTGCAAGAAAGTCTACCAGAAGATGACTGGGTTGTCAACTCCCTTGCTTGATGACTCAATCCTAGCACACTGTCTATGAGCATGTCAACTCAGGTTCAGTGTGCTTGTGGTCACATGTAGGACAAATGAGGACAGAGCATACTTGAAGCACTGCTTTCACCTCTGCCTGTGCTGCCTTCATGTGCGCCAATGGCGGAAGGCACGGGGCTCGAACCCGCAACCCTTTATCAGAGCACCGCTGTTCCAAAGCGGCCGCTAACCATTCGCTTACCTTCCGTGGTCATGGCAGGGCTCGAACCTGCGGCCACCTGAGAGTCATTCAGGTACTCTACCAACTGAGTTACATGACCATTGTCCACCCGCCACATGTATCCTACATCATCATAGGCTTTTGAGTTTATACAGAATCCGTACAGGTGGTTGCTCTCACATGCTTTAAAATCAATAAGTAAAGGATTTTAAAAGAGCGCTAGGGTCTTACACAATTAGGAATGACAACAAGTAACTACAATTCACCTTTATCTAAAGAACATGTCTCAAGACGCCCTAGAAGCACTGCGGTCCACTTGCCTGTTTCACTGATTGCTTGGCAACTCTTACAGTAGGATTAGAGTTGCCAAGTCAACACCTTTCACAAGGAATCGACTAGTGGCGGAGGCGGGATTTGAACCCGCGACACTACAACATTGCTGTAGATTTTCTGGGATATGAGCCCAGCGAGGACTCCGAACTCCTCTACTCCGCAGAAGTGGGTACCAGATTTGAACTGGTGTAAAAGCGCTCTGCAGGCGCTCGCCTAACCGCTCGGCCAACCCACCAAATGAGAAAGTACTTGCACAACATGTGTCAAGATGTTCTCAATCGTGCCACCACCAGGAGTCAAACCCGGAATATGCCCTTCGGACGAGCACGTGTTATTCGTTACACTATGGCGGCATGTTTTTTCTCTGTCTGTAACAACATTCTTGTCAGTTGCAAAGAAAATATATGGTGCCCATGGAGGGACTCGAACCCCCAATGGCCTTTCGGCTCCCTCCCGGTTCGTAGCCGGGTATTCTCTCCAGTTGAACTACATGGGCATTAATGAATGTATCTACTAAAATGGCGTCATTAAGCCATTTACCGACAACTCATACATGGCGGAGAAAGAGGGAATCGAACCCCCAGCCCTGTTACGGGCACCACTTTCGAGGTGGTTGGATAGCCAATTTTGCCATTTTCTCCATTCCTTATGGTTGGCGTGGTGAGATTTGAACTCACGACCTGCACTTTATCAGAGTGCCGCGCTAACCAACTGCGCCACACGCCAATTGAGTTACTTGTGTTGAAGTGTTTTAGTGACGTCGGATACTACATAAAGATGGCTCCCTTGCGGGGAACTGAGGAGAGTAGTGCTGCAATTTCTTGCTCTCCTGGATTTGCGGTCCACATCCCTATTGCACATGCACTTTCCGCATTCGCAAACTACAACCCCGTATGTGGGATTGACGAGATTTTCACTCGCGTCTCTTCAACTCAAGACTTTTTGACTGCTAGATGATTTCGCCCCTTTGGGGGAGGCTTGTCATCCAGTATCAGGGTGTATGACGAGGCTCGAACTCGCATTGTCCTCAAAGGACCCAGGGCCACAACCTGGTGTGTATACCATTCCACCACATACACCATTGTGTTCTCAGTGAACAAAAGTGCTCCTGAAGGGACTCGAACCCTTAATCCCGTGAGGGAGGCAGATTTTAAGTCTGCTGTGTATACCATTCCACCACAGGAGCATGAATAGTTGCATACATTTTTGTCTCAGGTGTAATAAAAAAGTGTATGCAATCTGTTTGTTTTGTTCTTGGCTCTCCCGTCAGGACTCGAACCTGAATTGAGTGGTTAACAGCCACCTGTTCTGCCATTGAACTACAGGAGAATAGTGTCAAGAGTTTTGAAAATGTGTTGTTGACAATCTATTATGTAAAATGTCGATCATTTTTTAGCACTCTTGTCGTCGGGATAACAGGATTTGAACCTGCGACCTCATGTTCCCGAAACATGCGCGCTACCAAACTGCGCCATATCCCGAAGACCACAACCGTTTTTTGTAATGTGTTGTGGTTCTTGTTGTGAAGAATGGTGAGCCACTGAGCCAGTTTCGACTACCTGACCTGAGGTAGGGCGTCAGGATTCCTGTACCTGAGTCTTCTTGTGGTCTGCAAGATGTTCTCGTTGAACTACGCTCCGTCTCAGTGCTCATCATCGTTGCCGATACGGGACTTGAACCCGTTTACCAGAAACTTGTCATCTCTAGTGTTTTAACCTTGTATAAACTACTCGGCAATGTGTGCTTTCACAGGGTGCCTCATTTGCAACCAGTGTCCCTGTGTGATTCTGGATGGGTCATGGGGTCTTGCTGCCGCTGGTCCTGTGATGACGTGCTTACAGTCAGTAGTACCCTATCCTTCCAGAATAAGATCTTGTATTCCCCATGAGGGGCGCCCGAAAACTGGTTCCTCAACCTTGTCATCACGACAATGCCTCAGATTTCCCACCAGCCCTTGCACATTGTGTGAAAGCCTTTGGCATGACTCTCACACGAACTGGTGACGCTTCCAGACACAGGATTTTCCTATCTACGAGCCCTCCTGATTGGGGCAATCCCAGGCGTTTCGTTCCCGCACCTTTGTCAATACGGGGTGCGCCTGTTGAGTCTTCCTCCACCCTGTGATCGGGGTGGTCCTCTTATTCAGTTTGGTTCTGTTATGACCGCTGGTTCACTCACCTTTGGGATAAGGATCCTGAACTTCTAGTCACACAGAAGGATTGTGTTTCAAGATTCTTGACCTTACCAGACTCGCCCGTCGTCTACTCTACCAGTCTTTGCTCAACCTCGCCACCAGCGCGGTGGGTCCTTAGTGAACACTTTGACTTCTTGAGTATCCTGGACTTGACTGTTTTGGTCGCGTCTTGATATCTCAATCCTAAATCTCTCAGGTCGTTTCTGTCAATTGGTTCTTGATGTGAACTGTGTCACAATCATTTTCACTTGTTCTCGACCGGTGCTTTCCGGGAGTCTGACCTGGTTTGGATCCTTTGCCTCAGAACGAGGACTTAGATCGCCGACCGGGCCTGTACCCGATGAGCACTTGCGACTCTATATATGGTCGCTGTCGCTCAAAGCACCAGAGATCGGTACTGTGAATATTCAGTTGTTTGAACATGTTCTTAATGTTCGTATTCATCTTCCCGACCTCCTCACTTGGTTGCTTGTCTGTCGGCTTGTGGTTTCACAATATCAGAGATGTATGAACCTTGTCAAGTCCATCCTCTGTGGTCTCGGTCTCAGTTCCTCATCTTCTGTTCTGACTCTGATTCCTCTTGCTGTTTTGCCAGCAGGAGACTTTCAAGTCATCAGGTACTTGGTTCCTTGACCTTCAACCACATCGGTCGTTTCTCTGACCTCATGATGACTCAACTCTAGCACCATCATGAAACCAGTGTCAAGCCAGAATTATAGTGATCTGGGTCACATCTTCGTAAATGTGTTTTATCTGGTGCTTGTAGATTCTTAGGATGCTTGAAACAACAAGAAAGATGCGTAAAAAGAACCCAGGTGCAGAGATTATTTTTCACATCTCTACACCTGGGTCTGACTTGAATTCTGTCTGATGATTAGGTTGCTTCTGTCCTGTCCTACTTCCCTGACGACAGAGCAGCCTGCCTGAAGATTCTCTCATACGCCTCAGCGTCGTCATCACCAGTCATCTGGTTCATGTTGGCCTTCTTGTTGACGTATGAGTCAATCACCTTCATGTCAACTGTGTCCTCAAGGTAAGGGACATATGTGATGGAGTTCTGCCCGTCCCTGTGTGCACGCCCAAGAATCTGATCGTTGGTGACGTTGTTGTCTCTGATGTCGTGCAGGATAGTGATTCTTGGAGCACTGGTCGCTTTAGTCCCGTCAGGAAGAGTCTCCCCAGCGTGCAGAGAGATACCTTCAGGAACAGTACACAGAACCACCTTGGCCTCACCCTTCTGGAACCTCAGTCTTGACTCTTCACGGTCTGCTCCAGTGACACGACCGCTGATCTCAGTGACACTGATCCTCTGTGCTTCAAGCATCTCCTTATAGCGATCTATTGTCTCCATGAACTCACAAGCAATAAACACCTGACTACCGTAAGTCACCTGCTCAGCAACAAACGAGACCATCTCATCCACTTTGAGCAGAGTAGACTTCTGCTTGTACCTGAGTCGTTCAACCAGAGCAGTCTTAGGGTCACGGCTTGACGGAGCCAGGTTGAGGAACTTCCTGAACCTGGACCAGACAGTCTCATAGATCTTTCCCTGCTCAGGAGTCATACTGATAGGGAACGGGATCACCTGCTGCTCAGGCCATCCAGCAATGTCTTTTGGACTCCTTCTGATGAATGGAGCATCAGGGTTTTTAAGAGCCCTGCCAATAGCCATGCTGTCTTTTCTCTGTCTGGCCTTGACCTGCTTCTCAGCCTTCAGGTACTTGGCTCTCTCAGCAGGATCCTTGCTCGTCTTACCCCACCACGGAACAGTCGCCCAGGACCACTCACCTTTGTCGCTCCTGGACACAGCAAAACCGTGGTCAGCAAGAAACTGCCCCCACTTTGACGGGGTGGTGAAAGACTGCCCTCTTGATGCAGAGGTTCTAGATCTTGATGTGCTTGATGCTAAACGGTTTGCTGATGCACCTGAAGATGATGCAGAACTGGTTTCACCTTTACTGTCTGAGTTCATGTGTGGAGCAATGATTCCAGACATGACAGACAGGTTCAGCGGGGAGGCTCCAGGTGTTGCTGTGGAGTAGATGACAAACGGTGTTCTGGCGTGGTAGCCGTCCTGTTTGGGTGTGTGTCTCTGCTCCAGCCTTGCCAGAGAGGCAGCAGCCAGAGACGTGTTGGAGGTTGGGTAGTTCTTCAGCAGGTGAGCCTCATCAAAGATGATGAAGTCCCAGTCAGTTCTCGGCACACCCCTTCTCGCCAGATCCCTGTTGGCACGCTTAGCGCTCTTCTTTCTCTTGACTGTCTTCCTGGCCTTGGATCTGGAGGACTTGGTACCGCCAGTTGCACGATAACTCTTCTCAGTAGCAGACTCCTCTTTGAGCAACTTACCTAGTTTCTGGTAGTTCACAATCATTGGATGAGTGAACGCAAGAGCCTTGGAGTACGATCTGATAGTCTGCCTCCAGTGAGCAATGACAGACTTAGGGCAAACAATCAGCACCCTGGCCTTCTCCTCAGGCCGCCTGCCATAACTCTCACTCTCAGCAATCCTGGACACAGCAGACAGGATTGTCAGCGTCTTTCCAAGACCTGTACCATCAGCCTCAAGAAACCCTCGTTCATTGTTCCTGTAGGCTCGGATAATGGCATCAGCACCCTCGTTCTGGTGGTCCTTAGGAGTGTACTGAGTCTGAGACGGAGTAACAGGCATGACGGCGTTGTTGATCTCGTCCTCGTACCACCTGCCCAGTGAGAAGTCCTTGCAGTGGTACGGCCTGAGTTCACGAGGTAGAGTGGGAGCACTGTAGATGTGGAACCCGATACTCTTGTCCCACCAGCCTTTTGCTCTACCAGAACCTTTAGGGAAAGGCTGACCCCAAGGCCACTCATCTATTACGAACTGCATCCAGAGAACAACCTTCCTCAGTTAAGATAAATCAATTTCTGTATGTTTGCTGTGCTACAAAAAAGAACAAAACAAATGTATTGAAACTGATTTAGTTTAGTGTACACAGATTTGTGATGATCTATACACCATTGTGTTCAGCAATCACAGAGGGAGCAGATCCAGGACTTGCAGGCGTCATCACCTGACCAGTGTCTTTGTGAGAGAGAACCAACAGTGATGCACCAACAGCAAGCAGCACAGCAACAAGAGCAGCCACACTGGCAATAACGACCAGTGTCTGCTCAGCCTTACTCTGTTCTTCATTCATTGTTACTCATCATCCTCGAAAACTATCTCTACCCGTCCTTGAGTCCTGAACGACCATGGACCAGCAATGTCTGTCTCACTCATACTGTAGAGCATATCGTCAGCAGCCCTGTAAGCCCCATCAGCAGCATGATCGTCAGTGGCGTGATGAAGTACACGAGTACGCCAGTCAAGCCCGTTCTCCTCCTCCCAGTGCAGATCCTCACGAATCCTGTCAAGAATCGACTGCCTCACCTCGCCAAGACTCAGACCCATTTCAACAGTTTTGAACTCACCCAACGACTCATCAAACTGATTTATTGTAAAACTCATGCTTTGAACTATTCCTCTATCTTGTGTGATTTGTTTTCAGTTGTGTAATAAAAGTAACACAATAACCTGAAAGCAACCTTACCACCAGTTCTGAGATCTCCATGCATTGTAAGCCTGCTGCCAGCCGCCATAGCGCTCATTGGCATAACTATGGCACCATTTGAGTTGTGTCACAGGATTGTCTAAGTAGTCACTTCCAGCAGTAGCCATACGGCTTCCTGGAAGAGCCTGACAAACTCCTGTAGCACCGCTGGAGGCGTTAACAGCACGATAGTTCCAACCAGACTCGTGCTCAATGATGTAGTCAACATACTGCCAGTCTGACTCAGGAATACCGGCAGCCCTCATCCAGTCGGTCTTCTCTCCTGTGATAGTGGTGATGACTTGTGATGACTTGTCGCTGCTGTCCTTATTAGTCGTCTTGTTGTCTTCAGGGCTACCTGTAGTATTGTCTACATCTGTTGACTTCTGCTCATTCTTTTGTCTCTCAGCCTCAGCGGCCTTGTCTCTCTCCTTCTGAGCAAGAATCTCTGCCTCTGACTGAGCAACCTTGTCAGCAATCCCGTTGATGACCTCAGTCTTAGTTCCTTGACGAACAACACGTTCAACAGGAAGAGACAGGATGCTGTCATTCCTGACTCTTACTGCGGATAGTTGACCACCTTTTGCTCTGGACTTGTCTGTACCGGTCCAGGTGGCCTTTATTCCGTTCTTACCTTCTTGAACAACTGTCTCCACTCCAGATGGAAGATCTGGATCCTCAACCACTCGTGTGCTGTACGGAATCTCCTCTGAGGATGTCTGAGACAGGTCTTTTGTGGACTCAGACAGGGAGCTTGGTAGACCAGACACAGCAGATGCAGAGGAAGCCTGAGTGCTTTCAGAGGCGTTAACTGGAAGTGAGAGCAGAGATGCTGACACTGCAGCAGTTGATACAACAACATTTCTTGTACTGCTGCTTACAAAACTCTTGGTCTCTTTCTTATGGCGAGGCTTGTACTTTTGTCTAGTCATATGTTTTGTTTATTCCTTCAAAGGTTTTGTATAAAAATGCTCTCAAGTTACAAATAGACGGGCTAAAATATCCTAAAGCAGGTATTTAACAGAAGAATCAAGTGTAATTCTTGTTAACTTATTCTGCTGAAAGAACTTCCTCCTGACCCATTCTGACGAAATCACGTGCTTTTCTGGAGACATTCTCTCTCATGTCCTCAGAGATGCCATCAAGTGTGTTGGAGTCCTCAATCCACTCGTCATAGATTTTCAGAAGGTCAGCATTGCTCTTACCTGTTCTGTCCTCAGACACCTTCTTGCTGTTCTCAGACGAGTTTTCTGATCGTGACATGAATGATGATGGCATATCCCAGTGCAATGTGTGGGCAGCATTAGCACTGATGGCTCTCAAATCAAGTGCTGCCTTCTTGCCTGGCGTGATGTTCTCAATCTTCTGTCTGACAAGTGGTGCAGTGGCAGTAATGAACTCAGCGCCCTGTTCTGGCTGGGTGGAAACAAGGTTCTCAATCACCTTGTCTGTGACCTCTGACGCAGACAGGTTACTGGCGTCAATAGGAGCGAAATCGTACTGTGGTCGCTGTGGAACAGTCATAATCTCAGACGTGAACGAGCCATCGTCACCAATAGTCCAGAGTGTCCACCCTCGACCTAGTTTGCACGGCTTGTCAGCAAAACCACGTCTGATGACAGAGCCGTTGTAAAAGATCCTGGTGCCAGAGGTGTCAGTGATACCATCTGCTGATCCAACCCACCCTCTTTCATGGATGTGACCAAGCATGATGTAGTCCCAGTCATTCTCCTTCAGTAACCAGTCAGGAATGACAATCTCTCTTGGGGACTGCTCAGTGTGCAACTTCATCTCAAGGAGAGGATCAATCACTGAACCATGTGTCGTAAAAATATTGATAGACCCAGGAATACTCTTGATGTCAGGCATCGTCATAGCCTGATCCATATACATGTGATGTGACACCATGTGCAGGTTCACTCCGTCAGCGACCTCATGAACGACATACGGCTCAGCGTGCGAGTGTATCTCTCTGAGAGGGTCGTCAAGAACTCTGGATGCGGCAATGTTGGCACGGATGTCATCGGTGTCATGATTGCCAGCAAGAGCGTACACAGGAATACCAGCAGCAGCCAGTCGCCTGAACTGATTCTGTACAAAGATGATGGTCCTGATGCTTGGTGTTGACGTGTGGAACGTGTCTCCAGCAATGACAACCAGATCCACCTCGTGCTTGATGCAGTCAGAGACGATCCTTGATAAAGCAACGTACCCGTCAGCCTCACGGATGTTGATACCCTGACTGTTCAGGTGTCTTGTAGCAGTGTATCCAGCGTGGATGTCGCTGAGATGAGCAATCTTGACCATAAAGCAGAACCAACCTTGACAAAGTAAGAGAGATATGCAACTCTACTCATCTTAACCAAGGTTGGTTCTGCTATGAGCAACTGACTGACTTGTGGATGAACTTGTCAGCGAGGACGATGACGCCTGTTGTACTCGCTCATCATGACAGCGGCGGCCTGAGACACGTTCAGTGAGCGAACACTTCCATATTGAGGAATGTAGAGCATCATGTCACACTCCTTGATGATGTCAGCAGGAATCCCAGATCCCTCTTCGCCGTAGACGAACGCCACCTTTTCAGGAATCTCAGCGTCATAGACATTCTGAGGGTTGAACTCAGGAATGTTGTCAACAGCAACCAGAGTGTAACCGTTCTGACGAAGGTGCTCAGCAACAGGACCAAACTCAGAGCAGTGCTTAATATGCTCATAGTGGTAGGTCCCCACAGCGCCACGCTTGTCATAACGACGCTTGCCAATCATGTAGACCTCGCTACCAAGAAAGGCGTTAGCAGCCCGAATGATTGACGCCTTGTTGAAGTCGTTCGTCAGGTTCAGGCAGACTGACACCATAGGCGAACGATCCTTGTCTAGAAAACTGTTAATCTCCTCAACGCTGAGATTACGCAGGTAGTCATGCACATTGTAGGGCTTCTGGTTGCCCTTGTAGGTAATCTCTGAGATAGTAGGGTCGTTGCTCTGGTTGGTGTCATTCTTGCTCATGAAGTCAATCATACTCTACAGATGCTGAGTTTGTCGAATCAGTAAATGGCGATCTATCTCACAAAAGAAGAACACCCTTTAATCATGTTTTGAACAGATGATTCAAGGGTGTTCAGTGTATTTAGTTGGTGGATACCAGTTCAGTATCAGGAGTTATCGAGCAATCCTGGCTGCCTGGTATCCAGAGAAGTAGTCCATGCTGTCAATGACTATACCACGGCTCTCGGTTGCGGCGTGAACGACCTTGCCGTCACCCATGTAGATACCGATGTGGGTTGAGGTGTACAGGATGTCACCTGGCTGAAGTTCTGAACGACTGATCTGCTTGGCTGACAAGCCAATCTCGTAGGCTGTCCGAGGAATGTCGTAACCCTGACTGGTGTAGGCATAGTAGACTAGACCCGAGCAGTCGAAGGAGTCAGGACCAGCAGAGCCCCAGACATAGTTCTTGCCGACCTGAGCCTTGGCAATCTCAACAGCCTTGGCGCCATCAGAACTTGTGGAAGACAAGACACTGTTCAGAGAATTGCTGGACGTACTTGCACCACTCTTGCTGGTGGATGTCACAGAGGCAATTCCAGCGGCCTCAGCAGCATCTGCCTCTGCACTGGAACCAGATGGGGTGCTCTGAACCGTCTCAGTAGGCTTCTCCTTGGTGCCAACAAGAACAACCTTGGCCTCAGGAGGAGTGACGACTGTGATGTTCTCCTTGGTGCCGGAGGAGTCAGCAACCTTGGATGAGTTCTTGTTCACCTTGGCGTCAGCAGCAGTGTCCTTGACAGAGACAGAGGTCTTAATTGCCTGACCAGCCTTACCCTCAGACTCAACCTTGGTCTCACCAACATACAGGTCAGCAGACTCCTTCTTGGTCTCTGGTGCTGGGATAGAGACGGTCTCAGTCTTGGCCTCTGATACCTCGTTCTTGAACAGCAGCATCTTCTCGCCATTACTGAGAGTATGGTTAGCGTCAACAGCCCTACCGTCCGCGCTCTTGAAGTCATTGACGTCAAGACCAGCCTTGTCCAGAGCCTCAGAAACGGTTGTTGAGGAGGTGTCTACCTGAACCGGCTTGGCACCGTCTGTTCCAGTCGCGTAAATGGTTGCTGTGTAGGAGTTGGCATCCTTGTGCTTACCCGCCTCAGACTGCTTTTGTGAGGCAGTGTCATCTGTATTTGGGGCAGTGTTCTCATCAAACGATGCTGCTACAGCGACACCACTAGCCATCGACATGGTTGCTACAGCACTGACTGCTGCGCTACCAACGAGAATCTTGCTGAACTTCTTGTTGTTGTGCTTCTGCTTGGTTTCTGTCATGAGTCTTTAAAAATTTACCTTTCACAGAGGATTGTCCAACTTGTGGTCGGGCGTTCCTGTCCTCCATAGTAGTTTGGGATCTTGTTGTGCCACCCATTCTGCTTTGAGTAACTGTGGAAAGATTTTCTTTTTCTCTTCCCTTATGTCCCCTTGCTGAAAATATGCTGAGTCAATATCACTGAGTCATATTAAACCCTTAAGTCATATAACAGATTGCAATAAAACAATCGGTATTAACGTAAGTTTTTGATAAGCAATGATTTATGTGGCGCTCAGCACACAAATCACCCGCAACACTCCTAAGTTAAGTGCTGTAAGAATGTTGCGGGTGAAAAGAATCTAGTTACCACACTTGGTGTCAGGATCTGACACAATGATGGTGATGTCAGTCGTGTTCGCGGTCTTGGATCCTGCTGCTGGAACTACCTGAGTCACCTGAGATGAGGAGACTGCGCAGTTAGCCACCTTCACGGTTGAGATCTTCTGGAATCCAGTAGCAGCCAACTCGCTCTGAGCGTTCTCTACTGACTTGCCAACAACATCAGGAACAGTCAGTTCCTTGGTATCAGCAGTCTTGGCAACGGTGACTACAACCTCAGTTGATGACGCGCTCTCACCAGCCTTAGGAGTCTGAGAGAGAACGGTTCCAGGAGTCTTCTTGCTGTCCTCCTCAATGAACTTGACCTTTACTCCCTTCTTCTTGGCGTCAGCCTCAACAAAGTCCTTCGTCTTGCCGCTCCAGTCGGGAACAGACACCTTGCCGTTAGCAACCTCAAGAGTCACAGGGTTACCATTCGTCACCTTGGAGCCTGCTGTAATGGACGACTTGGTGACAGTGTTCTCTGCTGTTCCAGGAGACTCAACCACGTTGATTGCCTCAATGTCCACACCAGCCTCAAAGAGAGCCTGCTTCGCGTCATCAAGACTCATGCCTACAACCTCAGGGAATGTCGTCTCAGAAGGCCCATCAGAGTAGACCAGGTTCACACCAGAGCCACGCTTGACCTGCTGACCAGCCTTGACGGACTGACTGATAAGGTCACCTCGCTTGGTACCATCCTTAATCTTCCATGAGGTCTTACACTCCAGCCCAGCCTGCTTGAACTTCTGGCACGGGTCCAGAGAGTTGTCCTTGCTGGATGCTGAGATCTTGGACACAGCAGCAGGAACAGTTGACACAGTGCTCTTGTACTGGTGCCAACCAAATGCAAACAATCCAGCAAGAGCACCAACAGACAGAACAACAACTCCTGTGTAACCAGCAGCCTTCATCTTCTTGGCGCGCTTCTCAGCCTTACGAGCCTCTTTACGAGAAGCCTTCATGGTCTCCTTGAGACGAGAACCCTTCTGAGAAGAATCACCAGAGACAGAACCGTCCTCGTTGAGAGCATCCAGGACCACAGTACTGTCAGGATCGCTTACCTCATCTGAGTCAACAGCATTTCCGCTCTCACTGTCCAGATCGTCAGATTCAAAAACATCCTCAACATCCTCCAGGTCTGACACAGAAGGAGGCGGAGGTGCTGGCAGAGAGTCATTCTCGTCTGCGATGTCCTCAAACGCCGGAAGAGCAAGACTATCATCAGCAGACGATGCAGACTCCAGGTCAGTAACGCTCTGGTCTCCATTCAGGCTGTCATCACTCTCTTCAACGTTAACAGCACCACCGTCATCAGGAGTACCAGCAGTGGGAGCAGAACCAACAATTGCTCGCCTTGATGCTGGTGTTGCGTCTCCGACTTGGTTCTCACTCACCTGTGAATCCACAGCCAGTTCAGGATCCAGGTTAGGCAGGGAAACAGCGTCCTTGTTCGTGTCAGCCATGAATCAACTCTCCTCTTTTGTCAGTAGATCGGCTCGTTCAGTGTTTTCCAAGGTTAATCATACCAACAGATGAGGTTCATGTCATCACAATGGACGATGCTTTACCAAAAAGTTACGTTACCCTTCATCCATCTGTTGACGAATCACACCAGATGTACTGACATCCCAGCGCTCACTCAGCGCAAGAGTGTCGTTAAGCAGAGGCGAGTACTCATCAACCCTGTCAGTGAATTCCTTACGAGATACCAGTGACTTCTTCTTGACATAGGTACTAATCTTCCTGGACAGAGGATCCACGTCAAAGGCGTCATCAGAGATCTTGGAGATAACCATGTTGTCAGCACTGCGTACACGGGACAGAGCGACATACCCAAGTCCTGGTGTGAAGCATCGTGACAGGTCAACCTCGATCCCATCAAGAGTCTGTCCTTGTGACTTATGGACAGTGATCGCGTAGCCCAGTTTCAGTGGAAGGTAAAGAACCTGAGCCACCTGCTTCTCAATAGTGACAGCAGAGCCGTCCTCAGCCTTCTCAGTAACCTTTTTCGTCTCAGTAGCAGACTGGTACTCAATCGTCACCAAAGAGCCGTCATTGAGCCTGACAGTGGCGTTATATGGAGAAAGCAACTTAACACGACCCACAGAGCCGTTGGCAGCCAGAATCTCACCATCAGGATCCGTGATGTTCCTGGTCACAATCACAGTAGCACCAGTCTTTAACTCAACCAGCGGAGGAAGGTTGTTCGACTTGATGAGTTTCTCAAGATCCTTCTCAGATCCAGACACCTTCCTCAGGAAGAACTTCTGTGAGATGTTGGGATTCTCGTCAAGTTTCTTCTGGTTGTATCTGTCAACATTAATGTTCGTGGTGAACAGAGTCGTGTACTGCTTTGACTTATCCTTGCTGTTGGACTTGCACTTCTCAATAACTGCTCTAGCCTTGCTGTCCATCTTGGATCGCTCGATGCACAGCAGAAGGTGCTTCAAGTTCTCATCCTCAGCACGATGCACCTTGTCAAGGTAGCAGTGATTGATTCCAGCCTGCTTCCATGAGTCAGCCTGGATAGCGAAACCGTAGTTCAGTCCCTCAACAGGATTCTGGGACGGAACAGGAGGAAGTTGCATGAAGTCACCTAGCAAGACAACTTGGACACCACCAAAAGGATCATCGTTCTTCCGAGCGTGCTTCATGATCTTGTCAAGGTTGTCCAGATAGTAGGCGTGCAGCATGGAGATCTCGTCGATCACCAGCACATCACAGTAACGAATACGCCTCAAAGCCGCCTTCAAGGCGAAGAACTTCTGTCTGGACTTGTACATAGCACGAATGTCGATAGGCTCCTCCATGACTCCAAGACCAGACCATGAGTGTATCGTCTTGCCTCCGATGTTGGTTGCAGCAAGACCAGTCGTAGCGGTAACAGCAATGTTGAACACACCACCATAGACAGCATCAATCATGTCCACAAAACGCTTGATGACAGTCGTCTTACCAGAACCAGCAGGACCAGAGATGAACAGGTTCTCACGATTCAGCAGACGGCACATGACCTCAACCTGTGACGAACCCTTGCAGTCATCTGTAGCCTCAGCGATACTGGAGTAACCCATGTAGGGATCATTCATAATCCTGGACAGGTTCTCACGTCTGATCTGAGCCTGCTTGCTTACTGCGCTACTGGTTGATCCTGCGTTAACAAAAGCCATCTATGAAGCACCCTGATCTCTAAAAAGGTATCGACAAAACATCTCTGAGAACAGATCTTAACGACAAGACGCATCAGGTGAGGCAAGAAAATCGAATTGATAGTTTAAAAGACCAAGAGTCAGTCAAGCAAGAAGAGAGCAGACACCACACAACCAGAACAGAATAGACAAACCTGCTCTAGGAGTTGCCTTCTAACGAGAAAGATAAGGAGTCAGTGACTACACTTAGATCTTCTAACTGCTCTCATTCTGGAACACACTCTAGCAAGCATCATCTCAGTATGAATAACAGGGTCAGCGCTGGATGCTCCCATGGCCTTGCTCTCAGCATCCACGACCTGCTCTAGAATCCACTGACACTGAGACATACCGAATTCCTTGGCGAAGTCATGAGCAAGCCTCAGTGGGTAGTTGTTTGAGACACCAAGACAGTCAGCAATCTGTCCCAAGTCTGTCACACCAGAATTCACAAGAGCACCGACACGATACGCCAGATGCATCTTGTTCTTCAGCACACGAAGCACCAGCAGAGGATGAGAGTGCTTGACGATTCGACGAAACATCTTGATAGTCTCGTCTGGATCGTTGTCTTTCAGAAGAGGTTTCTCAATCTGCCATGGAGTCAGAGAACCAGCAGACTTGGCAAGACGCAACTCAATCTTGTCCAGAGTCACAAGACGCTGCTGACGAGGAGAGACGGATCCTAATTCCTCAATCAATGGGATAATGAGAGAGTAGTCGTCACCAGCGTAGTCAACCAAAAAACTCTTGACATCAGAAGGAATACTCAGGCTTTTCAGCATCCTCAGAGCAGCAGGCGAACGATCCTTAGAGGTCTCCTTAGTAGTAACAACTCTGCCACCATTACGAGAGACCAGTGACTCCAACTTCTTTGTTGAGTTACGGTTCACAGAGCACATGATGACAAGACCAGCAGACATCCTGTCAGCAAGAGAGCCGTCCTTGACAAGAGCCTCCAAGTCACTCCCTAATGACTTCACCTGCTCCGCCTCAGTCAGTAACATGGTGCAGACAGGAGTCTCGCCAAACAGGTCAGGAGTGCCAACAACAGACAGGTTCTCAGCAACAGTAACATCATCATCACTGTCAACACCCCAGGAGGAAAGAACCTGCTTACGAGTGTAGTTCAACCATGGCTCCGACTTGTCAAGCAGCAGAACCAGCCTCAACTTATCATCAGCCACAGTAAACACCTCTCAGTACTACTTCTCACAGAATCGCATAAGCGCCGGAGCAGTTTGAATGCTCTACCTTACACCTTAACAAAACAAGTGCTTACCAATTAAAAACACTGCTTCCATGAGCATGAACACCTGACACAGACAGGAACGGAGACACCTCAGAGTCAGGCCCAACAGTACAGACAACCTTCCTGGAGTCAAGAGACACTCTAGCGTTGTCTCCCATCACAAACAACTCATCAGCAGACAGACGATGTGACCAGCCAGCAGGCAGAGCGCTGCACTCGTAGTCGTTATTAGCAGTACTGTACACCATGCTTCCATTAACCAAGAAAGCCTTGCCGTCAAAAGACAGGATGTCGCCAGGAACAGCAACTGCACGTTTCAACAGAGCAGAACGACTGAGATGTGCACCAAGTGACTTCTTGCTCTTGTCGCTAGCATTATCATTCTTGACAGAAGAACCGCCAGAAGCCTGAACCACATGCCATGAAGACGGACGATCAATCACCACGACATCTCCACGAACAACACTGTCGCTGGAAGACCTGAGAACAAGAACACTTCCGTCACTAAACGTCGGCTCCATCGAGGTACCAGACACACTCCACACTGAGAACCCCAGAGCAGGCAGCCCGAACATCACCCCAGCAGCAACCAGAACCACAGCCAGCAGACCAGCAACCACAGAACCACACACACGTGCAACTACACCACGAGACGCCCGATCAAGAACCCTCACAACAATACTCCATCAAAAATTAAACAGACACAAAGACAATCAACCATCTGTCAACAACACCACTCACAGAATCTTCATCTGCTGGCGCAAGTTGTTACCATGAGCCTGTAGCGCCTCCAACTCCTCACGAATAGCCTGAGCCTGACGCAAAAGTTCCACCTTCTTCTGCTTAGCAACCTCCACATCATCCTCAAGTCGTTCACATTTCAAGTCAGCACGAATCTTACGCGCCTCAACAGTACGCTCAGTAGACTCCATATAAGCACGATTCCAGGAACGCTTGTAAATGAGTTTGGCTTTGACTTCCTTACGCTCACATACGTTGATGTTGTCAATCAACCGCAAGTGAGCATGACGAGCAGCAGTCAGTGCTTCAGCAAGACTGTCCATGTCCTCGTAGTCAACAACATACTTGTCATAGTCATAGAACTTCTTAGTGTTCCAGCCCTTGAATTCAGGCACAGTTACATCATCTGCAATACTACCAGAAGCAAACAGATCGCCATCAGCAGCAAGACCATCGCTAGAAGACATTTACAACACCCCACAAAGCAAACAAGTATATGTTGAGACAAAGAGTAGATTATCTGTCCTAGATCTTAACGACAGAGATGATGAGGTAATTTTTTGGTTTAGCGACTGAGGTTGTTTACACGATGTTCACAAACGAAGAATCCACTCACTAAGGCCGGAACCATGAATCATCCACATCTTGTTCAAGTCAACAAGATCATCAACGCTCTTACCGTCTTCAAACAAAAGATCAGGATTATTCTCAAACCTAAACAAGGTGTAGTCTGAAAGACGATGACGACAACAGTCATCAAAAGGATTAACAACCCAATTGTTACTCACACAGTCATTTTTTAATGAGAACCCGACCTCTACATAAACAGATTCATCGCTGATGTCATTATCAGAGTGTGTTGTAATAGTTGATACATTACTTACTTGACATATGTTCACAATGTGTTTTACAAGAGATTTAAAGTTGTAACTATCGCCATATAAATGAATGTAGCACTTTTTATCATTTATGCTATATGAGAGCAAGGATTTAATAACACCATTACTATCACATGAGCCAATGTATTTTAAATCTCCTTGGTTTTTACTTGTAATGCAAGAAGACATACAGTTGTTCCTTATGAAGGATTTGGCATCTTCTTTGGCAACATTCACAATAGAGTTTTTCTTACCAGTATTACTTTCTGGCTTTAAAACAGATAACAGAAAAGACTTGACAGCATTTGGTTTATCGCGCCAGTCATCCTCCCAGACAGTAATCAGACGAACACCCTTGTTCCTGCAAGCAAACCACTTGTCATAATGGTAGTTATCATCCTTGCCAGACTGCTTGGAGTGCCAGTACAAGCCATTAAACTCAACAGCAACCTGTAGAGACGGAATGTACACATCAATCTCACGATGAATAGACAAAAGCAATTGGCGATCTCTGACGATAATTTCCTCATCTAGAATAACATTCTTGATAAAAGCAACCATTTCTTTCTCTGGTTTAGAAGTACCATTAGAAGCACAATATGGGCAACCAGAGCGAGAACCAGTCCTGTTCCCAATCTGACACGACCACGAATGACCTTTACTACACAACCACCAAGCCCGCTTCTTAGTTTTTGAAAGAACCTTATCAGGAGAGGTTTTGTTCTTCGTGTAATCCCAATCTTTAGCAACATCAGGAAACAAGGTAGCAAGATCATTGAAGCCAGAGAGAAGTTTTGTGTTACTGGATGTACAATAAGGGCAAGCGCTTCCCCTTAACTCTTGATTTTGGTGACTTCTTGTATGAGTGACCTAAATCATCGTACCAGAAGTACTTTTTTGAACTTCCATATGAGATCTTATCAGGAGTAATACCGTTCTTTTCTGAGTCAAAGTATCTTGCTATTTCTGGATACCTAGATGCCAGACTATTAAATTCTGTTATTACTTTCCCAGCACATATACTACAACCTCTTCCACTCTTCAGTCTAAAAACTTCTGCCTGGAACGAGTGGTCTTCTCCATTTGTGCACCTCCACCAAACCTTCTTGTCAGATCCTGCTGTCACTGAGTCAGGGGTAATCTCATTAAGTTCATCGTTCCAAAAAGATGCTATTTCTGGATGTGTGGTTGCTAAATCATTAAATCCTTTGAGTACTTTCTTATTTAGGCAATAAGGACACTTTCTTCCACTTAGTCTGTTTTGGATGGAGCAAATAAAATCATGATCCAAACGACAATTCCATATATAACAATCAGTTATTCTTGGTGCAGAATCTAATGAAGTTGCATTTTTACTACTCCACTCGTTATATAACCACTTATCATACTTTGCCATCATGATTCCATTTCTGTTAACTACATTATATATTATAACAAAGAATCCTCGTGCTACTTGTTTCATAACACGAGGATTCTTTGTTGTTGCTAGACAAATCAGATCATACAGGATTCGCAGTATCCTGCAGCAGTACCTTCAACCTGAGTTCCTGAAAGGCTCTCCTGCTTGATTCTTCCATAGTAAATGGTCTTTATCCCCTTACTGAATGCATAGATATAAGCCTTATTCATGTCTCTCGTTGTTACAGTGTCATTCCAGAACAACGTAAGAGACAAACCTTGATCAACATGCTGAGTCATAGCAGCGTAAACATCAATAATTGGCTTGTATCCTAACTTATAGGCATCCTTGTAGTAAGGAAGTGTATCATCTGAAAGATATGGTGCTGGATAGTAAACTCTACCTAGTTTTCCTTCTTTTCTAATCTCAATAGGAGAAACAATTGGATGAATAGAGGAAGTGCAATCAAAAATGTACGAGGTCGAGCCGTTAGGTGCGTATGCTTGTCTATACCCATTATAAAGCCCATATTCCATCACCTTTTCACGCAAGTTCTTCCAGTCCTGCGGTGTAGGAATATGAATTGTTGACTTCTTAAAGAGTTCAGTCACCTTTGACGTCTCTGGAACAGACCAGTCCTTTTCAATATACTTGTCGAAATAAGTGCCGTCAGCATACTTGCTCTTCTCAAACCCGTCAAACACCTCACCGCGCTCAATTGCAATCTTGTTGGAGGCGACAATGCTCTCATAGTTGACAGCATATGCGTACAGGTTGGCAAAGTCCACTGCCTCTGGTGAGTCGTAGTGGATGTGCTCTCGTGCCAGGAACCCATGTAGATTCATCTGCCCAAGACCAACAGCATGTGTAGACTTGTTTCCGTTCTTCACTGACGGCACAGCCTCAACATCAGACATGTCAGACACAGCACTGAGCGAACGCATAGCAATCTCAATACTCTTAGAGAAGTCTGGGCTGTCAAATGTCTTGGCAATGTTCATGCTTCCAAGGTTGCAGGAAATGTCCTTGCCTACATGCTTGTATGAACCGTCAGTGTTGTACTCTGAAGACTCATTTGCCTGCAAGATCTCACTACAGTTACGTGTCGTCAGACCATTGCACGTAATAGTGTGACCATCGTCAACTGTTACGTCGTACACATCCTCAATAGAGTGGAACTCGACTCCTGTGACTGTCGCGCGGAACTTGTGGAATCCTCGCTGCCTACCCTTTCTAAAAAGATCTTGAGATAGGTTTTCCCATGCCTGATGGTGCCTCTTGAGCCATGTTAGTGTATTGTACAAAATGGTTCTGTCATGACCACTGCTGACACGAAGCGTCCAATTTGCACTCTGGTTATACTCAGCATACCCTCCGTGACCATTTGGCATAAATGCCTTACCACTGGAGGATCTATTTGTATAAATCCTAGAGAATACTCCTATATTAAGTAGTAGTGATTGGACCTCCTGAATAAATTTCTTATCAGATGATCCGAGTTCTATAGACATGTTCTTGGCAGATTTTGATCCTGTAATACAGGAATCCATTTGATAAAGACCACTAAGATATGCAGTAACAGTCTCCTTATCGCCCTGCCACACAAACTCAGGAACTACTGTTTTTGTGTGCCTTGTGAAACCATACTCTGCAAGAAGTTTTGCTAATGGAGCACTATGCAGGGACAGTCTGTCTGTATCCTCGTTGTAAGTCCAATCAGGAGTAAGTGTTGACTGTCTCTCTACTAAATCATTACGATTACTCAAAACCCTATGAACAGCACCAAGAACACTGTCTTTTGCTTCTGATTTGTCTCCATACAGGTAGATTTTTGCTGTATTTACTTCATTACCAGCACTAGTAATACTGTGAGCAAAAGTTCCATCTGCAGCAATAACTCCAGCAATATATGCAAGATCTGGATTGTGTACAGAACCAAACACACCTTCCTTTGGCTGGACAAGAAGATGGTCTCCAACCTCAAGTTCTCCCAGCCTCTTGACAACTATCTTGCCATCAGTCTCTACTGGGAACTTGTGCCATTCTGTTGCCTTAATCTCAAAGCCCTCCTTGGTAGAGACCTTGAACACCTCAGCATCGCTCTTCGTCAGGAACATCTTAGTGGAGTCCTTCAAAGAGACAGTAGCATCCTTGAAGTCCTCGTTGACAGACCTGTTGTCAGACAAGACCTTGAAGTCCTCCTGTGTGTTGTACAGGTCGTCAAAACGTCTGTATCCCTTGTCTGTAAGAAGTCGTGTATCTCCTGATACACACAAGTTGGACATATTGATTCTGCCGTCCAGTGCGTGAGCACGGTTGGCGTTGTCCTCAAACAGCAGGTACGGGTAACCAGACTGAGCGGTAATCTCAGCAAGAGTCATGAAGAGTTTACGAGCAGAGATCTTCTTCTTCCTGATCTCTGGGTTGTCTACCATCTCATAGTACTTCTCAGTGACAGAGATGTCAGACATCGGCACCCCATAAACCCGCTCAATGTCGTAAGGACTGAACAGGTACATGTCATCATTCTTCTTAGCAAGTTCAAACGTGATGTCTGGAATAACAACACCCAATGAGAGAGTCTTAATACGGATCTTCTCGTCAGCGTTCTCGCGCTTGGTGTCGAGGAAGGTCATGATGTCTGGGTGGTGGGCGTGGAGGTAGACTGCTCCTGCTCCCTGCCGTGCTCCCAACTGGTTAGCGTAGGAGAATGAGTCCTCCAGCAACTTCATCACAGGAACCACACCACTTGACTGGTTCTCGATCTTCTTGATTGGCGCTCCAGTCTCACGCAGGTTGGTCAACAGCAGAGCGACGCCACCACCACGCTTGGACAGTTGCAGAGCGTTCGTGATAGAGCGAGAGATTGACTCAAGATTGTCTTCAACTCGTAACAAAAAGCAACTTACTAGCTCTCCGCGCTGTGCCTTTCCGGCGTTCAGGAAGGTTGGTGTGGCTGGCTGGTAACGTCCCTGCATGATTTCATCAAGGATGCTTGTGGCTAGTTCCTCATTACCCTGCGCCAGATAGAGGGCGTTGGCGACAACCCTGTCCTCATAGCGTTCAAGGTAGCGCTTTCCGTCAAAAGTCTTCAGGGTGTAGGAGGAGTAGTACTTGAATGCTCCCATGAATGTGCGGAAGCGGAACTTGTAGCCGTATGCTCGCTTGTATAGGCTCTTGACGAACTCCCAGTTGTACTGCTCGATGAAGTCTTCCTCGTAGTAGTTGTTGTCGATCAGGTACTCAATCTTCTCCTCCAGGTCTGAGAAGTAGACAGTGTTCTGGTTGACGTGCTGGAGGAAGAACTGCCTGACGGCTTCCTTGTCAGCGTCCAACTGGAGTTTTCCGTCCTTACCGACAAGGTTGAGCATGGCGTTGAGGGCGTGGTAGTCCAGGCTCGGGTCGTGTGGCTGCTGGTCGTATGTGAGGTTGTCTGTCATGTCTGACTGTCTTTCCTTCTGTTCGTGAAAGGTCTAGGTCTAATCTATTGTCATGTGTTCCCAAGTCATAGGCGTATTGTGTCTGCTGACAGGGGTGCTGGTGTCAATCTTAACTAGGGTGGTTCCAAGGTCCTGGCCCTCCTTGCTTCACTGATTGAACTTGTTGCGATGAGAAACTGTTCGTTTTACTGTATTTTTCTTAGAAAATAACATTTTTGGTGCTGTTTCACTGGTTTTTGAGAGAAATTTTTCGGGCCTGCAAGAATATGTGTTCACTCTTACAGGTCCGAAGTTCTCGTTTATATATCTATACTGGGTCCTTGGTCCTGGAACCAGTTTCTAGAAAACAGGAATCAGGTCACTCCTCATCTTCATATCCTCTTGGCCCGAACCACTTCCGTCTGCGCTCACGCTTCTTGCGCTCCTTGTCACGAGTCTTCCTTGCGCGCGCTTTCTGGTTCTCCCTGATTCGCTTCTGAGCCTCAATGTCTCTGATGTCCGCAACACCTGTGTCAAAGTTCTGCTGCTCTGTCCTGTCAAGTCTCAGGAACACCAGACAGGCAATGAGAACAGCGATGACAAGGCTGGCTGCAAGAGTACTAGTCCTCCAGCCGTAGTTGAACACAAACGCAAGAGCCCCTACTATACCTACAAGATATAGGCGCTGCTTTGGTGAGTACCTGCTTCTGTACGGAACCCATGAAGGATCACTGTTCACCTTGGAGTTGTGGAAGAACAGTGACACCATGTAGGCCAAGGAAAAAATGGACACAGCGGTAGGAACAGCAATGAACGTCTTGACCACTATCGCCCAGTTCATGAACGATGAGAGCGGAAGGAAGGCGTCAGCAACCAGACCAAGACAGACAGTCACCAGGACAGCAGACACAATCACCAGAGCAGCCTTAACCAGGTTCGTGTTGTACTGCTTCCTTAGGTAGATAAGCCCCTTGCGCGGTATGTCCAGTACCTTTTTCAGTTCATTGTCTGTCGTCACAAGACCGCCTCTTTCCTGTCATCATCAAGTCCCAGGTAGTGTCTGGCGTCCTCAACAGCCTGCTCACGATACCTGGATGAGAGAATATCCTCAGCAATACTTCTGGCGCCTTCAATCATGGAGACGTGCTTGACCACCGAGGCGAACATCATGGATCCGGCTCCAGACTGCTGGCTTCCAAAGACTTTCCCTTCGCCCCGTACATTGAGGTCCTGCTGAGCAATCTTGAACCCGTCGTTTGATTCCACCAGAGACATGAGCCTGGATCTGACCTGCTCTGTCTCCTTGTTCGATACCAGATAGCACTTCGACTGCTTGCTGGATCGACCAACGCGACCACGAATCTGGTGCAACGAGGAACTTCCCAGCCGGTCTGCTGACAGGATGACTACACGTGTGGCATCAGTAACGTCAACTCCGACCTCAACCACTGTGGAGGCAACCAGCACGTCATACTTCTTGTCCCTGAAGTCCTGCATAACCTTCCTGGCCTCATCAGGCTTCATCTTTCCATGCACCTTGGCAACCCGTAGACTTGTCAGCGCCAGTTTTGACAGTGAGTCCACAGTAGCATCCACACTGGCAGCATCAACCTGAGCGGACTCGTTGACCAGAGGTGTCACAATGAATGTCTGGTTGCCCTTCTTAGCCTCAGAGATGACATCATTCCAGACCTTGTTGACACTCTGCTCAGTGAACAGTACTGGATCCTCCTGAATCCACTCAGTGATGATCTCCAGCCTGCCCGGTGGCTTCTCCTTCAACTCAATCAGGTCAACATCACCATAGAAAACCTGAGCGGTAGACCGAGGAATAGGTGTTGCAGTCATCGTCAGCAGGTGAAGCATCAGACTGTCACTGCGGGATCTGAGTAGCGCCTCTCTCTGCTCGACACCGAACTTCTGCTGCTCGTCCACAGCAACAAAACCAAGGTTGGCGAACTTGACGCTCTTAGCCATCAGAGCATGTGTACCCACAACAATCTGAGCGCTGCCGTCCTTGATAGCCTTCTTTGTATCGCGCTTGTCAGCAGCACCCATGGAACCAGACAACAGAGTAACCTCTACATGGTTACCAAACCTGTCCTCAAGCGCCTGAGAGACCTTCACAGTAGAGTTGTACAACTGCCTAGCAAGAACGTCTGTAGGGGCTATCAGAGCAGCCTGAAATCCTGAGTCAACAGCCCTGAGAGCCATCATCTGAGCAACAACAGTCTTACCAGCACCCACGTCAGCACTCAACAAGGTAGATGACGGAGCACTCTGAGCAACCTTACGATTCATACCCACAAGAGCCTTCTTCTGAGACTTGGTGAGTTCAAACGGCAGAGACTTGATAGCCTTCGCCTGCAACTTACCACCACCCTCTATAATACTGACAGCCTGCTTACCACTATCAGACTCCTTAGCCAGAAGAATCATGATCTGCATATAGATCATCTCAATCATGGCAAGAATGTTCTCAGCCTCACGGAAGTCATCAACCCTATCTGGAAGATGAATGTTGCTGATGGCCTCAAAGTACGACATGCCCTGTTTTTGGGAGTCGTGCTCACTACTGTCATCACTGGTAACAGTGTTTTGATTACCGCCTGAACTATCCTCGGAGTCATCATCAAAACCGAAGTCGATTTTGTCAATGTCCTCGTTCTCGTCAGGCTCCTTCAAAGCCTGCTCAACCGCTTCTGACACCTTGAACGGGTCGATGTATGGAGCCAGTTGAGCATCACCAAGTCTTGACAGCATCTCTCGAACAGCACTAAGAATAACCTTGGATGTCAGCCCATTGCTTGGAGACTGGTTGTAGACAGGAATGACTGGAAGAACCTCTGCCTCACGAGCACTGTCCATAGAGATACCACTAATGGATGGGCGACCATTCCACGGCTTGTACTTACCAACAACAAGAACCTCGTCACCTACATGGAACTTGCTCATCAACCACTGCTGATTGAAGAACGAGCACGAGATTGAACTGATGGATGAACTGTTACCCAATCCGATAATGAATCGGCTTCCAGATATCTTGCCATTAAGTTCTTTGACACTCTCCACCCTGCCAAGAATCGTGATAGTCTCGTTTTCAAGCAGCCCTCTGATGTCCTGTGTCCCGTTTCTGTCAATGTATCGTCTTGGAATCCAGAAAATGAGATCATACAAGGACTTGATACCGATTTTCGTCATCTTCTCAGCAAGAGTCATTGGTTTCTTGCTCTTGGTGGCTTTTCTCATCTTTGCTGTCTGCACATCAGCAGCAACAACATTCAGGACATTGACTGGAACGTCGCGCAAAGAGTCGAGTGTTCCATCAAAACCAGGAATCGGCTCACTGTTTAACTTCTTGACATCATCATGGAACTTGAGACGAGGAAGAGGATCATCTCTGTTCTTGTTCATGGCGACAAGATCCTGAACCTTGGATATAGGCATCCTGTACCCATTGGAGTTAGGGTAGGCACTCAGAGCACGCATCATCTCTCTAAACACCTTCAGGTTAGGAACCTTCACATTGATGTGCGTTCCTCTGGACTCAAGAACCACTACTGGCGCTTCAACCTGATCAGCAAGACCTTTCAGTACCTTGGCGCTCTCGCTGTCAACAACAGGCTTGAACTTTCGCAACGTGTAACGAAGAGACCAGGCGTTGACAGAACTCAGACGGCAGCGGTAGATGTTGACACCTCTGGTTGTTGCCACCCTTTTAACACCTGTCAGGTACTCCCCTACTGGAGTGCTGGACAGGTCCGTTCGAGAGTACAACATAATGACACCATCAGTGGCTTCAACATGAATCTCGTCGGAGCCATAAGGAATCTCAGGAACACTGTACTCGTTCCTGGATGTACTGCTGTCATCTAGGTCTGCTAAGTCAAAGTCAATCTTCATAGTGCTTATTTTAACAACAATCAGGTGAAGCGTGTCACATAAACAACAATAATTTGAGTGTTATGTGTGACAAAGAAGAACAAAAAGAATAGAATTGGTCTACTGTGCTTATCCAGTGTACCTGCTCATCTCAGCAAGTGGATAGAACACGATTTCAGCAGACCAACTCTAGTGGTAGGTAAGAGTTATGGATTTAACTAGTTGTCACTAGCAGCAGCAAGAACACCTTCTGTTGCTGAGATGTATGAGACAATGTCGTTCTCCAGGCTGTCAATAGCCGCCTCAACCTCCTTGGCGAATCCAATACGATCCGACCTGAGAGTCGTCTCGAACTTACTGTCACTGACGGACTGGATGATCTCACCAAGGGAGTCCAACTGGTCATCAGGAAGCCTGAGAACCATGAACACCCTCTCAACACGATCCTTCTCAGAGGCCATCTCACGAATGTTCTTCATAGTGATACCAAGCATGGCATCAGAGTTGATAACCTTGACAACAATCTCTGGCTCATTACTGGTGTCAACATCTGTTGAGTTGAGGACGAACTGTGCTGCAACAGACTTCTCGATGGCCGTCAGAGCACGATAGGCGTCAAGAACTCGAATCACCCGGTCAGCGTCAGCAATCTGGTCAGACTCACGCTTAAAGTGGATTCCAGGTTTAACACTGCTTGCAGAACTACTGGACTCGTTTACAGTAGGTGACTCGTTACCAGCTGGAACCAACGGCCGTGCAAACTGTTCTGGCTCAGCAGGAGAGTTGACGTACTGTTGATTGCCATAAGTCTCAGGCTCAGTGTCCTCATAGAGAATCCTGCTGGCCTCCTCCTCTGAAATTGGCTGATCAGTAGTTGTGTTCTGGTATGAGTGTGATCCAGAAGGAACTTCAACATCCTGCTGATCCCATTCGTTGTTATCACCAGAAGAGTCTGTACTGTAGGACTCATCCGTGGTCACATAGTCATTTTGTGGCATGGGCTGCTGTGCAGCAGGAGACGGAGCGCTCATGGCTGACGGAGCGGTCTGAGGTGCTGCACTGTAAGCGGATGGAGCATGTGCTGGAGAACCAGAGAACATAGCAGCATCACTGTCTCCAGGCAAGTGCTCCTCACCCATGGCGGCAGACTCCAACTGCTTGTCCAACGGTTCAACATCAAGGTTTCTGAAATCGAATGCCATATGAATTACTTCTTCTTTCGTTGTCTTGCTGCTGGGCTGAGGCAGGCAGTGATTTGTCCGTCACTCATAGCCAGTTTGACTGTTCCAGGTGCCTTTTTCCCCAGAATAATTGCTTCTGCAATAGTATCCTCAACTGACTTTCTGACCACACGCTGAACCTCACGAGCACCATACTCAGTGACGTTCGACCTGCTTAGGATTTCCTCGACAATATCACTAGGAATACTACCGAGAGTCTGCTTTTTAGGCATACGCGAACTGATACCGTTAATCTCCTTGAGAACAATCTTCTTGATAGTACTCTTGTCCAACTCATTGAAGAAGACAATCTCATCAATACGGTTAACCATCTCAGGTTTGAATGTCCTCTTGATGGCCTTTGTGACGGTGCTCTGAGATCGAGCCTTCCTGTCCAGATAAGCCTCAGCATCAGACAGGACAGAGAAACCTGATGCCGTCTTAGCAGCCTCAGAGGCACCGATGTTGGACGTCATGATGATGATACTGTTAGTGAAGTCTGCAACACGACCCTGACCGTCAGTCATTCGTCCAGCATCAAGAATCTGCAAGAAGGAGTCCCAGATGTCAGGATGAGCCTTCTCAATCTCGTCCAGAAGAATGATCGACTGAGGATTCTCGATGACAGCACTCGTCAGGACACCACCAGACTCGTAACCAACGTATCCAGGAGGCGCGCCAAACAGTTTTGCCGCCTCATGGTGCTCAGAGAACTCAGACATGTCAATTCTGACAAGATTCACGTCCTCCTTAGCAAGACACTTTGACAACACTGATGCTGTCTCAGTCTTACCAACACCAGTAGGACCACAGAACAGGTACGACCTGAGTGGACGATTACCTCTGCTCATGCCAGCCATTGGAACCAGCAGACCTCTGACAACAGCGTCGATAGCGGAGTCCTGACCGATAACGTTCTGTTTCAGGGTCTTTAGGACAGACTGAGGAGTGTTGTAGGAAAGAGGCTTGATCTCCTTCTGCTGCGGCTCTTCGTCCTCCTCTGCTGAGGTAGCAATCCTGAACATCACTGGCATGTCTCCATTACCAGAGACAATGATGTGGTTGTCACTGTCATCCTCTGTGAATGGACTGAAGATCTCCTCGCAGTTCTCCATCACCTTGTCTGTCAGTGCAGCGATAGAGAAGTTGCCCTTCTTGGTTCTAAACTCTGATGAACGCGAGAAACTGGCAAGAGAGCACACCGATCTGACAACCTCTGACCACACTCCAAATGGTGCAACCAGGACCTCACGGTTCTTCTTGTCCTTTGTCAGCAGGTCCTTGTTTTTCAGGACAGCACGACTGATGATCCTCTTAGGCAGTTCCAGTGACTCCATCTCTGAGTCAACCAGTTTGCTCTTGAAGAATAGAGCAGCGTCAAGAGCGGTTGCTTCTCCAAGAACGTATGACATATCCTCAACACTCAGCGACAGGCACTCTTCTGTGTCGTAATAGTCCAGAGACATCCAGACCTTGGTCTTACCACTACCCTCAGAGTCCATAACCGCCTGCAGACCGCCGTAAGACATCTCAACAACAATCCTGGCACTAGTCTCAGTCAGCATCAGCGCTGTTGCCAGATCCACCTCCTCTGTGACCAGACACACCTGATCCTCTGATAGGCACTCGTGTGCACAGATGAAGTCAATGAAGTCCTCGATGCTCTCAACACCCACCTGCTCAGAGGCAGCGACAAGAATCTGTGAACTCACGCGGTAGAACTTGATCTCTCCAGGATGCTTGCTGAGGTGTCTGGTGTACTCGTTGACGTGCTGAGCGAGTTGGTGGATGAGATAGGTCTTGCCCGTCAGTGGATGACCATAGACAACCACCTTCCGCTTCTTGGGATCCAGTAGCGATGTAGCCATGTTGTCAATGGTGTCCTTGATCTTCCGAGGAAGTTCATAATGTGTCCAGGACCACTTGTCATCACGATCCAGAGGAACAACAACCTTGCTGTGGTCATGGTCGTACTCATCCTCTGCGGCTTGAACAGCATTGTTCAGAGCAGCACGTCCTTCTTCCTCGGTCCCCTGAAAACCGACCTCTTCAAGGATTTCAATCTCCTTGTTGCTCAGTAGCGCCATTGACCTTCTCCTAGTTGTTTTGACTGACCAACATTTAATAGGTCAGACACAAAAAGTATCGCTGAGGAAACTTTAACCAAAGAATCCATCAGCGACAGAAAGAATCCATATTCTGTTTTCAGCAGATGCAAGAATCAGTACCTCAAATCAAGAAGATTCCCAAGACGATTCATCCATCCAGCAGCGTCATTCACCTTGTCAGCAAAGTCATCCAGTCTCTCATCAGAGATGAGATCGCATACCTCCTGAGGGTCAGGCATTCTCTGAACCATGAGAAGAACATTGACGAAATCATGCATCAACTTCGAGGTGTTCGGGCTAGGAGGATTACCCTGAACCTCCGTGTCAACCAAGCCATCATCAGGATCATTGACTGCTTGTCTCTCTGCATCAGCCTCCAGAAGGGCGTCAGCAGCCGCTTCAAGTCCAGCCCTGTAGCCTTCCTCCTCAGCCTCAGCAAGTTCCTCCTCGCGCTTCTTGACAGCCTTCTCCTCAATCCTGGCCTGCTCGCGCTCCTCACGAATGATCTCGTTCACTCTGTCACGGGCCTCTTCAGGAGGAAGATCCTTGGTCTCCTCATGAACACGCTCAGTAATACGAGGAAGTTCACGCTTGATGTCTCTGGCCTGAGCCTCCGTGAGTTTGATGTCAGTACCATCAGGTGTGGCTGACTCAATCATCTTGACAGCCTTGGACAGATCAAGTAACTGGTATGAGCGCTGAGGAGAGATCTCAAACTCCATACGAACATACTCAGCCCACGTCTCGTACCCAAGAGCAGAGTAAGCCTTGCCCTCATGAGCGCGTGCCAGAAGAACATATGTGGCAGTAGCAGCAGCCCTGATAGCCTCCGTAATCTCTCTGGCCTCAGTCTCACCCATCTGCCCCTCAGAGGCCAGGATGTCATCAATCCCTGCTGCAAGATCAGTATCAAGAACATTCTCAGGCGACATCATGTCTGTTGAAAAACCACCCAGACCAAAGTCATCATCTGTATAGTCCTGAGACTCCTCGTCATCAAGATCGTCCAGTGTATCCAGAATGTCGTTCATAAACTCACCTTTTCAGAAGTGGTAAAAGACAAAACGCCTGTTGAAATAAACAAGAATATCAATGATTCCTAAAATCGTAGGAACTATCACATAAAAACGGGCACAATGCACAAAAGAGCAAAAGGTGCGGCAATCAGAGGAACCATAGGCACACTTACTTTTCTGGTCAAAGTGTCCTTTATATTGGATCCCTTTGGTGCAGTAGACATCGAATAAATGATGGACAGTGCTGCAACCAACAAGAATCCAAACTGAAACACCCACAGACCAGTAACAGGTAGAGCAGCCAGACAGACCAGAGTAATTACTCGTGCATCAGACTTGCCAACTGCTGGAATCAGGAACACGACCAGTGAGATAAGAACAATCAGAAGCCATAGCCACAAATCGGTCTCGTTTCTGTAGGCAAGCATGTATATGCCACTTGACAGAGCAGACACAAGTAGAGCAGCACGAAGAACCCATCTGTCAGCCTTCCTGAACCTGAAGTCTGTCCATCCTGACTGCACTGAGACAAACCCAAGCAAACTTGTGGAAATAGATGTCAGTACAGCAACAGGGAGAATCGCCATCGTGTGTGTTACCAGCACAAGGACTCCAAATAAAGCAGCAGTTGCAAAACCTGTTGCAGCAGCCAGAACAGATGTCCGTCTCCATGTCTGCAATGTACCACTACCAGAGATCCACTCAGGTGTTCTGATTAGTGAGACCAGCAGAAGAATCAAAGACGGAGCAGCAGATGCCAAGAGAAGACTCACAGTTGACAGCAGCATCTACTCACCTACGAGCAGCAGCCATGGACCAGGTACTCTCATCAACCTGATCTTCATTGACAGGATTGAAGATGTAGGCATTCGGCCCACAGCCAATCCTAACGTACTCAGAGGTCAGTGATGTCAGAGCGCCCAGAAGAACTGTGATGACGAACGACTTCTGGTAGAACTCCTCATCGTCAAACTCGCCGTCCGCAAGTTGAACCTTAATCTTGTTTCGCTCACCAAGGTCAGACACATAGATGCTGTCACCTTTACCAGTCAACTTGATGTCATTCTCCTCCCAGGACAGGTTAGCAACAGTCCTGACAGCAGAGACCAGTTCTTTCAAAGGTGCTGTCACAGAGTACTTGACAGTCTTCTCATTTGTGCTCTTGATGGACTCAATGGTAGCAGGTGCAGTCCTCTTGGCGTCAAGCAGAGGGAACAGCACCATCCTTCCGTCACCGAACTCATACCCGAACCGTCCTGAGCCACGAGAGACGACCTCTTCAATAATACTGACCGGAGCAGTAATTCCCTTGGTTGGAGAGATCATGGAAGCCTGACGATGAGGAACCAGAGCATACCCTTCAGACATGACGACGGACTTCGAGGCGTCATCTGCAGGAGAGAAGTCTATCCTTGATTCGACCATGGCGTACTTGTCGGTTGAGAACATCCGCAATGTGTCGTTATTCTCGAACCCAAGATCAACAGAGTTCAAGGCTGGATTACTGCCCTCCTCAGTAGAGCAGGCCCTTGCAAGACGCTGCATCAGAGCGAAGAAAACATTGTCATCAACCTCACCAAGGTAGCGGATTTCTGGAGTCTTCTTCGGCCTATTGCTGAGCACTGGCGCAGTAAACCTGCCATTTGGTGTAGCGATGTTCAAGGATGAAGCAGATGAAGAGATAAAAACCTCACCCTTCTTAGGCAGAGTAGCAGAAAGACGCTGAATGAACTGCCCGTCAAGAGGATAGGAAACAATCTCCTGATTCTTCCTCTCGCCGCTCAGATCAACAGAGGTCACATCAAACCGGGAACTGAGGAACGTCTCACCAAAGCATGACAGAGTACAGTTTCCGTCCGCTCTGACTTCAAGCAGAACCTGCGCCCCACTGTCACGCTTGTCATAGTTCTTTGTCGCCCAAGAGATAGCGTCTGACAGACTCTTGGAGTCAGCCTTGAGTTTCAATGTTTCTCCCTACAAAATACCTAATTGAGTAACTGGTTCTGTCAAAAAGACGATCAGAACCCGAAGTCGACGTGCTCAATGTCCTCAGAGGTGTCAAACTCTGGATCCGACTGCCAGTCATCCTTCTTGGCCTTACGACGGCTGCTTGGACGAGACTGGCTGGATGCAGAGCGACGGCGACGAGAAGAGGTCTTCTTAGGCTTGTCTTCCTCGTCACTCTTCTTGTCATCAGAGGTGTTCTTAACGTCTATCTTCTTGGTGTCTACATCTGTTGACTCGTTGCTGTCAGAATCAGATGCATCATCCTTGCCACCCTCATCCTGAGACAAATCACTCCAGTCGTCTGACTCAACCTCACTGAGACCAAGGTCATCATCAATGTCTGACTCAGGTTCCTCAATAGGCTTCTCGGACTCCTTGATAGCAGCACTCAGGTCAAACTCCTGCTGGACAACAGACCCTTCGTCATCTGTATCTGTGTCATCAGAAACACTGTCAACATTATCTGACTCAGATGCAGTTTCCTCATCAATGATTTCAGGTGTCTCGTCAACAGGCTCGCTCGCCTCTGAGTCCTTGGATGTAGCAACATACCCAGATTCAGAGATCTTCTTCTCGCTACGATACACTTTCTTGTCAGCAGTCAGAGACGACAGGTCGAAAGACTCTTGAAACGACACCTTTCCTATGTGCTCGTCGATTTGAGCCTGCTCCTTCTTCAGAGCAGCAATCTCTTCGTCAATCTGGTGGTGCCTGTCAACGAGACTCTGACGCGCCTGCATGAGTGAGTTCAGGTACTTGTCGTAGTCATTGAGAATGTTTGCAGTTGCTGTCATGGTTTAGCATCCCTTCTAAAATGGACGTGTTGTAACTCTGTTCACATCTTAACAACACAATATGCAAGCCGGGTTTGGTACACCTGTCTGTAGTACCAAACCCGGCTTGTTGAGATTATGAAAAGCAGGTCATCGCTGCGTCACTTCGACTCATATATAGTGATTTCCTTCTTGCTACCAACAGGCAGTTGTGTTCCAGCCTTGACCGATTGCTCCACGATGACGCCGGACGGGTACTGACTTGGTGCTGACTTCTTCTCCTTGCTCAGGTGCACAGGGAAGCCAGTGGCCTGCAAGGTGGACAGCGCTTGTGCTGGCTGCATACCAATGACAGACGGAATGGTCACAAAGTCACGAGTCTCAACCGGAACCTCGGTCATAGAGTCGTCGTCACTGTTGTACTTCAACGGCTTGTAGCCTTCTGTACTGAGAAGTGATGTCATAATGTCTCGTCCTGTGTACCCAATCACATGATCCCACCAGCGATAGGTGCCTCCACGGTAGGTTGTTGGATCCATTCCCTCAGTGAAGTCATTCGGGTCATACAGGTTGGAGAACACTGAGAAGTTTCCAGACAGAACTGCCCACGTGCTGTTGTACAACTGGTTCGTACCAGACTTGGCAGCAGTGTCATAACCAGGAGTGTTGAACTTGTTACCAAAGGCGTTAGGAATCTCACCAGAGACGTTTGCTCTCATGGCTTTCAGAACAGTACCAGCGTCCTTCTCAGACAGCACACGCCTGCAAGAGTCAGACTTAGGGTCGTAAGTGTCTGGAACCACTGGACTACTGCCATCAGCATAGGTGTATGACGACACCGGGGTCGCAGGACAGAACACACCACCATTGGAGAAGGTTGCAAACGCAGCAGCCATGTCAACAGTAGAGTTCTCTGTCACACCAAGCGTGTAAGCCAGAGACCGTGACGAGATAGTGTCTGGTGCTGACAGACCGACCGATGCACTGAACTCCTTGACCTTCTCAACTCCGACCTTGATCTCCAACTCAGAAAACCAGGTGTTTGACGACAGCGCTGTAGCCCTGCGGTAGTCCATGAAACCACCCTGGAGAGCACAGGAGTCAGAGTTTGTGATACCGCCTTCAGGAGTGTCATAGTCAGGATCAATCAGTGGACACCGAGAAGAGAATGCTAGATCGTTCTCTGTGAATCCTTCACGTAACGCTGCTGCAAGAGTGAACATCTTATACACAGATCCTGAGCCTGTTGCGTGCAGAGGAAGGTTGACAGTCGTCTGTCCTTCACCTGTTCCATAGTCTCTGTTGGCCCCCATAGCCAGAACTCCTCCAGTACCAGGCTGGACAACAGCAGTTGGAGCGGCAAGATGGTTGTCATTACCATAGTCCTGCTGCAACTGAGCGTTCACGATAGACATGGCGTTCGGGTCTAAGTATGTGTGAATGTGCAGCCCTCCCTTTTGAAGGATGACGTTTCTCTCCTCCTGAGTCTCACCAAGACGAGGAGACTTTGACAGGAAGTCCATCACATACTCGCAGTAGTAGGGGTAAGTACTAGACGTACAGTTACCATTAGAAGACTTCGAGTAGACGAGTTTCAGATCCTCAGCATAAGCAGCGTCAGCGTCCTTCTGTGTGATGTACCCTTCTGACACCATCCTGCTAAGGACATCCTTCTGACGAGCCTTGTACTTGTCCTTGAAGGTGTCAGGGTCATCGAGGTTGAACCTGGCTGGATTCTGCACGCTACCAACCAGAACAGCAGACTCAGCGAGATCCAAATCCTTAGCACTCTTACCGAAGAAGTACTGACTGGCTGTCTCAATCGAGTAGGTTGTTGGAGAGCCGAACGCCACAGTGTTGAAGTATGTGAGAAGAATCTCGTTCTTTGAGTGCTTCTTCTCATACCCCATGGCAAGTTTGAGTTCACGAACCTTACGACCAACAGTCGCCTCAACAGCCTGGCCCTGCTTCTCTCGTCCCGCCAGGTTATAGAACTGAAGGTTCTTCACCAACTGCTGAGTAATACCTGAACCACCACCAGAGGAGGACAGAGCAGCACGAGCAGTACCTCTCAGAGAGAAACCCTTGTGCTTGAAGAAATCCTTGTCCTCAGTAGCAATAAGGCCCTTCTTGGCATAGTCGCTGATCTGGTTGAGATCCGTCAATGTAGTCCTGTTCTCCGACCACACCTCAGCGAACTTGTTCCCGTTAATGTCATAGAGAGTGTTCCTCTGTCCGATCTCAATGTCATCCAAGTTTTCAGGCAGACTCTTCCAATAATCTGCTGCTGGTTCAATCACCTGTGCAGTACCCGACAGAGCCATCACAGGCCATACCGACATGAGAGCACCAGCAAGACAGGAAACCAGAACAAACACTCCTATGTTTCTCATCACATAGGCAAGGTGCCCGCCTCGTGTTCTAGAGACCTTCTTGTCTCTACCCACTGTAACTGGTGATCCAGCAAAAAAGTCGTCAACACCTACATCTACAGCGTTCTTCATCCTGTGGTAGTTATCCAGAAGAGCCACCTAGAACCAACCCTCACGCATCATACTCTACAACTTACTGATGTGAATTGTATCATATCTGTCGTGATGTTAACAGACAAAAAAGGATTTAGTGACAAATCAGCAACATTCAGAGTGTACTATTTACACTCAGAAAAAGTCGCCACTGGCTACTGGAGGCTGATTTAGGGAACCGTCATAAACAGACCTTCTCTTTCTTGGTGAATCTTCACAAAAATCATCAAGAAAGACTACTGAGTCGCCAAACATGCTTAGTATCTTGCTCCCCGCTGGACTGTTAAGACTTCTGTCCATCTCTTTAGGCGTGTTAATAGATGTCACAATAACTGGCACAGGATTGGAGTAGATGTGCTCTATCACACGCTCAACAGAGGGCTTCTCCATCGTGTTATGAAGCCCGTTCTTAGAGCCAAGCCCTTCAATAATCAGAGCGGACATTCTTGACGACAGAATCTCTTCAAGTCTCCTGTGACCATCAAAGCCAGATCTTCCCAGTGAGACAATCTGCTCCTCTGAAATAGTCTTCACACCAGAAGGAGAGACTACGCCCTTACCAATCATCCTTCTAATGGCAGCATAGGCAAGAAGCATCTTCTCTTTCTCGTTACTGCCAGCAATCCAAAGATAAGGAACTTTTCTGTTGTCCACCAGTTTCTTGACAGAGACAGAAGCGTCAGATCTGATAGAACTCAGTGTTACCGGCTTGTCTGAGTCGTTAGGGAATCTCTCTGATACCACATCATCCCAGAACCTCAGACCTTTCTTTCTGAGACGGAACTGCTGCTTCTTCTCCACACTCTCGTACAGGCTGTCATAACGCCTGATAGCATCACCAAACTTACCATAGTCTGGCCTGTTATGGCGAATAACACCCTCAGTAACCTCAGGAAGGCTACTTACGGCTAGTGAGAAGTCAGAAGCAGTCACACTCATCTCCTTCTAGTTCTGTGGGTACTGTCGGTCGTATCGTCTACCAGCAATGTCAAGAGACGTTGGAGTGATGGTCTGCTTGCTGTAGAACACAGACTCCACAGCGTAGACGTACTTGCGCTCGCTCCAGCCATTCTCAAGGACAAGTTTGATGTAGAATCTTTTAACCTCTCTAAAAATATGATCCATTTCCATAGCAGACGTCTCAAAATATGACGAGTACTTGCTCACAGGATCAATGAACTCGTGAAAACGGCTCAGGAAGTTCGTCGCCTTGGAGTCGTCTGTGAGGTTGTTGTGCTCAATCTCATCATCCACTCCATCAAACAGAGAAGGTTGACCTTGGTGCTCAGGGTTTCTCCTGGATGACACATGTCTGTTCAGAACATAACCACGACCTGACATAAACCCCATCCCTCTCTCTGTTGCAGGAAAACTGTTAAACCATGAGAAAATCTCTGGTGTACAAGATACCTCACTGATGTATCTATCACTGAGTTCCGTCTCACAATTATAGCACACAATGTTGTAGGTGTCACACCTCAGAAGTCTGGATCGATGTCTCCAAAATCGTCATCATCAGAGTCAAACTCATCGAAATCATCCAGATCATCGTCAAACCCGTCATCTCCACCAACATAATCACTCTCTGACTCTAAATCATCGTCTAAGAAGTCAGAATGAGACACGTCCTTCTCCTTCTTAATCTCGCGGAACATGGAGTTGGCGAGGTTGGAGTGACAGTTAATGATCTTGTTGGACACACCGTCACGCTGCTTAGCGAGGATGATCTTGGTGATACCAACAGTGTTGTCTGTCTTCGTGTCACGGTGAAGCAGGATAATGACATCGGAGTCCTGGGCGATAGCGTGAGACTCACGGATGTTGTCAAGGGTTGGCATGACGTCCTCGCCGTCATCGTCCCCACCCTGCTTCCTGTTCAACTGAGCCAGAGACATGACAGGAATACCAAGCGCACGAGCCATACGCTTCATGTCCTTGGAGATTGAGGCAACCTCTTCCTGCCTGTTCGTGTACCTTCTTGGTGAAGACACAAGTTGCAGGTAGTCAACGATAATCATGTCCAGGCCGTCAGGGCTTGTTGCCTGTTTCTGAGCCTTTGAACGGATAGTGTCAATCGAGATCTTGTCGTCAGTGTCAATATGGATCTTCAGTTCTCTCAGACGCTTGGTAGTCTCAAAGACTTTCTTGCGATCCTCCTCAGAGAGCAGACCGCTCTTGAGTTTGTTCAGCGGAACACCACTCATGTTGGCAACAATACGGTTGACAATCTCCTCGTGACTCATCTCAAGGGAGAAGAACATGACGCTGTACCCGGCCTCAGCAGCAGCAATTGCCTGCATGACAGCGAAGACAGACTTACCAACACCAGTTCTAGCGGCCACAGTGATGAACTGACCTGGCATGAATCCACCAGTAAACCTGTTCAATGATGGTACCAGAGTAGGAATACCTTGTAATCCCTCGATTCCCAGTTCCTTGTTCTCCTCGCTGAGCCTCTTACGCTCATCAAGAATGAGATCATAGTCCTCAACGAAGTTCGCTACACTGACAGTCTTGGAGTCATCAGACAGTTTCAGAAGTTCCTGGTTCAGAGTATCCTGAATCTCTGAGATGCTTTGGCTGGCAGATACCCCAGAATCGCCTACAAGGGTCTTCTGAGCCTCTTTGAGAGCCTGTCTGATAGTCTCCTTGGACGAGTACTCTCGAATGATTCTAGCGTATGTAACAGGCGTTGCTTCAAGCCTGGCGGCCTCTCCTTTGACCCTGAGAGAGAAGAGTTCACGAAGACCACCAACATTCTTCAGTCTTCCCTGCTGCTCTAAGTCTGCGCCCACAGTTGTCACAGAAACCGCTTCGTCAGAGCGTATCAGACGAGCAATTGACGCCATGATCTCACGATACGAGGCGACACTGAAGTCGTCCTCATCAATGATCTCTAGAACACGGTCAGCGTCAATGTCATCATACAGAAGACTGGCAACAAGGCCCTTTTGAGCAATCTCATACGGGTCATAGTCACTTCTGCTAGAACTACTGCTTGAAGAGCGAGACTTAGTAGATCGTGATACAGACTTATTGGTCTTGGAGGAGGGCTCATGACTTTCGTCTGACTGAGACGATGTGCTGTTCCTGCTGGAGTTATTTGAATCAGATGAGTCTTGCTCTGACTGATGACTGTTTGGGTGACCTTCAGATTCAGTATCAGTGTCTACGTTCTCGCTAGAGACACTATCCCGAACCTGATCATTCTTCTCTACTGCTGCATCCAACTCAGAGTCATCGTCCTGGTTGCTTTCTTCGTTGCTGTACTGTGAGTAGTGAGAAGCGTCATAAGGATAGTTCTCCTGATCTACTCCAGGAAGAGACAGCAACTCGTCATCATCCACAGAGAAGCCTGGTGGAACAGAGTCACTGTCGTAGAAGTCCTCCTGGCTCATTTCCACCCCTCAAAGCAAACAAATTAACATCAAACTACAATATGTCTCCATGCAGAACGAACGACATATCTGCTAATCCATCTTAACAAGTCATCTCTCCTGCTTGCTCATAACTACCTAAAGAATCCCATACGCAAAGAACACGCACTGACAATCTGTGTCAACAAAAGAAGACCTCAAGAGCAGTACTAGGAGGAGAGAACTGTACTACTCTCGAGGTCTTCTGGAGCCAGTGTCAGTGCTGGAATGACTGACTCCACTGTCGTTCCTCTGTTGGCTGATAAACCAGCACTGTCAATAGAGGATGAGGATTGTAGTGTCTTACTTAGCCATGCGAATCTGACGCTCGGCTGTCAGGTTGGAGAAAGCCTTGGCAATCTCCATCGTCTCCTTCTTGAAGAACTCCTTCTCCTTCTTGGTCAGACCCTTGAACGAGTTCTGCATACCCAGGAAAGCCTGCAACTGAGAGGCGCCGAAAGACTCTCGCTCAATCCTGATCAGCGTATTGAAGATCTCGATAGAGTTGACATAGAGATCCTTGTTGATAATCTCAGGATTTACAGCAGCATTCAGGATGGTCTGGAAGTCGTTCTGTGACAGACGACGCCACTCAGTATCAGACAGAGACTTCGGGTTCTTGATAATCTCCACGACATTCAGAGCACCGTTACGTGTCAGGAACTCACGGAACTTCACGGATCCTTCAAGACCAACATTCGACTCTGTGAGACCGTCGATAACGAAGTTGGCCCGATCCTTGTCAGCGTCAATCATGTCCAGAACACGAGCAAGTTCATCCCATGTCCTGTATGACGGCCAGGCGTTGATAGCAGCAGTACGTGTGGACGGATCGGTCAGATCCTTCTCATACACAGCCTTGGCTCCATCTGTACTGGCCTCATTGATGTCTGGCATCTTGTGAATAAGACCAGGATTCTCCTCAAGGAACCTGACGATGAATGAGCGCCACTTACCCTCGTTGGAGTCCTCAGCGACCCTTCCCCAAGCCGTCTTCATTCCCTCCAGCCACTTGAAGTTGTCAGGGATCCAGCGCAGCCAAGCGAAACGGTTGGCTGTAGCCATATCCATCTCATAGCCATCGGCGGCGGATTCAGTTGGGTTCATTGCTCCAACGATAATGACCTCATCCGGGAAGAAGTCACCGTTAGGGAACTGCCTGTCCTGAACCAGTGAAAGCAGTGATGCACGAGTTGCTGGAGACGTGTTGGAGAACTCGTCAAAGAACAGGATGACCTTACGGCGCTCCTGAATGAACACCTGCCACGACTGGGGAGCGTACTCAGTAACAGGAATAACTCGAACATCCTGATCCCCGCGCTTCTCCTTCTTGATTGTGTGAGGATTGATTGAACTGACGAATGAGTCAATCTCCTTGGTGCCAAGATGCAGGTCCTCAATGACAATCTCACCACGAGTCGGGAATCCGCTCACATCCTCAGGCTGCATACGAGATCCGATAATAGTGACCAGATCGTATCCAATCTCCTGAGCAATAGACCGAACAGTAGCGGTCTTGGTCATACCAGGGTCAGATACCATCATGACGGCCCTAAGTGCATCCATGTTTGCTCGAAGGATACCCTCGGCCATGGTGTAAGCGCCGTAGTTCTTAAAAGCCTTCTGGTTCTGATCTGTGTTGTTCGTCATTCTGGCTCTCCTCTTCCTAGTGACGAAAATCTCTTTAACTTGTGAGTGAATACTATCACAAAGAGGTCCTGTGTGCAACCCCTCACACAAGATTGCACACAGGACTTCTTCAAATATGCTCTGACCAGCAGAAACATCAGATCCTAAGAGAAATCCTCAGGTTAACTGGTATTTCTGGTCAGTGATGTATTTCACTCCTCGTCAGCATCCTCGATGTACTGCTCATCCTGAGATAGTTCGTCATCTACCGCCTCTGGAGCATCGTCCTCGTCATCTTGCGAAGAGACAGGATCCTCATCGGCCTCCTCAATACTCTTCTTCAGAGCCTTCCTGAGACGAACCAGGATAGACGGGTCACTCTCAATGGTGGCTGTGGCCTTAGCACGACCAACACCCAGTTTCTCTCCAGTCTCAGTCTCGTACAGGGTGTTTCCGTTCTTGGTGATGATCCCGTAGTCAGGACCAACCAGAACAATCTCAGCAGCCAGGTTGATACCGTGACCGTAGGAAAGAACTGTCTCACCCCCAGCGAACGGCGGAGCAATCTTGTTCTTGACAATCTTGAACTTCAGTGTTAGACCAATGGTGTTCTTACCCTCAGTAATCGGCTTACCACGAGACATGCGGATACGCTGAGTACAGTAGAACTTCAAGGCATTTCCACCAGTCGTGGTCTCAGGGTTACCGTACATAACCCCAATCTTCTCACGAGTCTGGTTAATAAAGATCACGGTTGTTCCTGTGTTGGCAGCAACCTGAACGATTCGCTTCAGCATCTTAGACATCAGTCTGGCAAGAACACCGATTGTCTGGTCATCAGCAACACCTTCCAACTCCTTACGAGGAATCAGAGCAGCAACCGAGTCAAGAACGATGATGTCAACACCCCTGGACTCAGCAGCCTTGACAATCAGGTCCAGAGCAGTCTCAGCAGCAGACGGCTGGGCAACGAACAGGTTGTCAATGTCAACACCCAACTTCTTTGCGTACACAGGATCCAGAGCGTTCTCAGCATCAATAAACAGTGCCGTACCACCCTCAGACTGCACGTTACCAACGGCGGTCAGAGCGAAAGTAGTCTTACCAGATGACTCAGGACCATAGATCTCCACAACACGTCCACGACCGAATCCTCCTCCAAGTTTTGCGTCCAGGACGACACTTCCTGAGGAGATGGTTGGTACGCGCTTGCTTGGGCGATTGCCCAGTTTGACAATCAGTTCATCATCAGAGTACTGATCAGAAAACAGACTATCCTTGTTCATCTCCTTGAAGATCTTCTCAAGTTGCGCAACACGCTCATTTACAGGCATTTTCAACCGCTTTCACTAAGATTTCTCTGTCATAGTCAATCTTAACGAAAGTATGAGGAAGGTCACCTCTGTATGCACATCCTGATCTTGACTGAACAAGCGGAGTGTGCTAGAGGTGACCTTCCAGAAGACGCTGACCTATTGTCAGGTTCTCTCAGTCATTGTACTTCTCTGTGTGAATGTCAATGACCGTTGTGGCCTGCTTCAACTTCATTGGGCAGTTCTGGTAAGCATCCTTTTGAGTGATAAGAATAACAGTCTTGAACTTCGTTGAAGGATCTGTGACTGTATGATAAATCTGCTCCCAGTCCTCATCAGCAAGATAACCGTCTGTTGCCAGAATGAAAATGTCAGGCTGTTTCTTGTTTGGCAGAGACTTAATGAACTCGAACCCAGAGTGCATCCATGTTCCACCACCGCCAGAGAGATTCAACTTATTGACGTTGTTGACGACCTCAATACTCTTGACATCTGTGTCGATGCAGAACATCTCGACACCGCCCTTGGTCTTGCTGGCGCCCTTGATAACAGACACAACCTCAGTGATAACAGCCGAGAAGTCAGGGTTAGACATAGACCCGGATGAGTCAATACCAATCATCACAGTAGGCTTGATAGCGGAGGAACCCCTGAAAATCGGTTGGTTCTTACCACCACCGAAACGACGGTTCGGACGACGATAGGTGCGAATCGTCTTTCCAGCCATAATCTCGCCATAAGCCTTAGCAATATCCTGGCGAAGAATGGTCTGCCACTTGACCTTGGGGGTGCCCATCAGTTTCAGAGCAAGCATCAGAAACTCGTCACTAGAACCATCAGAGGACTGGCTACGAGAGTTTTGATCCTGAACAATCCTTGTCCTCACGCTGTCACGAGCAGCGGCCTGTGTAGCGCTGGACTTCCTCTCGATACCAGCAGCGTCAGCAGCCTGTTCACGAAGGTCGTTTGAAGTGTCGCATGTCATGCTCTTCTCTTTAGGACCAGTCGTGTTCTTGCTCTTCATGTCCTCAGCAAGCCGGTCATTGCTCTCACTGATCTTGTCAGACTGCTGGTTCTGACCGTCTTCTTCAGAACCGGAATCCTGTTCTTGGTTCTGACCTGATTGACCAGAAGAACCCGAACCGCTTCCTGACTGACCTCCATCGCCTTGCTGTCCATCACCAGCAGAGCCGCCTCCGTCACTACTAGGATCGCCCTGCTGTTGTCCGCCACCGCCTCCTGAACCACTGTTCCCAGAGTTAGGCTGCTGGCCGTTAGATCCACCAGACTGAGGACCAAGAGACGAGAAATCAGTGCCAGAGCCTAGTTGGATTCCACTACCACGACGCTTCCTCTTAGATGATGAACCACCACCAGAGTTACCGCTCTGCTGATCGTCACCATCACTGCTCTCGTCCTGCTGACCACCATTTCCAGAACCATTCTGAGACTGATCATCAGCATCATTCTGGGAAGAACCAGAATTGGCGTCATTACTGTTGTTTCCACTCTGAGAAGAACTAGGGTCAGTGTCACCACCGTCGTTGTTTCCATTCTGAGAGGAATTAGAGGACCCGCTATCTCCTTGCTGGGAGACATCTTCTGAGTTACTGTCGTCAGACTGGCTACCAGATCCAGAGCCACTGGATCCTTGCGACTGGCTACTACTGGATCCGGACTGAGACTGACCAGAACCATCGCCCTCGCTCCACTCGTCAGGTTGAGACTGTGACGAACCGCCAGAGCCCTGAGAGGAATAGCTGGGCTGCTGGTCACCACTACTTGATCCAGATCCGCTGCCACCAGAGTCGTTCTGAGACTGCTGATCCTGACTGTCAGAATCACTGTCACCAGATCCGCTGCCACTGCTCATCTGATCTGGCAGACTTCCGTCATCCTCAGCAGATGAACTCTGATCGCCAGATCCACTTTGTTGCGATGGAGAACTGGAACTTGAGGACGCATCACTCTGCTGCATCCTGGACTCATCACGGCTGAGGATCTGGTCGAGTTGAGCGTTCCAGTTGGCGTTATACCACTCCATAGTCTTGAACTTCTTCAAGTCATAGTCCTGCGGAAGAAGCATGTGACTTGTCGTCATAGTACGATTGGCGTGAAGACACGTGTTGATCTCAAGGTCACCAACAATGTTAGCGCGTGCAGCACGAACACCAGCCGTCGCAAAACGAGTGAAGTGGTTGTTCAGAAGGTGCATGACCTCATGAGTCAGCCAGGTTGCACGAGTACTAGGATCCAAAGCATACAGGAACCGGTAAGACAGACCAACTCGAGCGTGCTTATCCGTGTAGCACGTCTCAGCAGTAGCGTCAACAAACGGGGAGAGCAGCGCGAACCCCTCACGGAACACAGGAGTACGATTCACAGCCGTCAAAACGGTCTCTGTGAAGATACCCAGTTCCTCCTGAGTGAGTTTTCGGATCCATCCGTTAGGAGTCGTCAGATCACGAATACGACGCTTGATAACCTCATCGCTGTTAATCTCAGGTAAAGCCTTGACAGAAGCCTCGTTACGCCTCTTCTTACCCTGGAGTTGCTTCTTCAGTGACTCAACATCGGTTCCAAGTGACTTAGCAGCCTCTTGATTCGTGATACGCTTCATACCTTCTCCTCTACGCCCTGTAATCTCTCCTACATCAGGGACATGTGACATCCTACACGTTAAGATGACAAAAGTCAACCACTACCCAAAGATCCTCAGAACATAGCAAACAAGATCACCGCAAAAAGAAAACCAAGTGCAAGAAGTATCTCAAAATCTTCTTGCACTTGGTTCTTTTATTCACTCTGCAATCGATCTGATGTGTCAGATGTTGTGCTTGACTAGGTACCCGTTCGAGATGATCTTGAAGTTCCGGTTCCTGTCCATCCACATCGGAACCTCCTGACCAGCAGCCAGATGGAACACAATACCCTCATCACGACAACCCTTGGTCACGTTATCACGAAGAGTAGCGACCTTCTCGATCATCTCGTCAATCGTACCATGAGGCATCCAGTCATCGCCCAGAGCGGGAACAGCGACCTTCAGCAACCGCTCGTCCCAGTCCTCACGATCAACCTTCTCTCCGTCCTGATACACTGCAAACACCTTCAGGGTAGCAGTGTCAAACTTGAGTCGGTTTTTCTGGATTCCAGGACCAAGCAACTCGGCCTGAACAGACATACCAGGATGCTCACGAAGCACATCAGCGATACCAATTCGCTCAGCAATCTGGTAGCCAAGAGTGTTCTCGGTAGGAATCTCCCAGTTACGAGAGTAGGCGTGAATAGTTCCGTCAATGTTGGTGAATGTCTGAGACATCCCGTCAACCTTGACTGTAGGAATCCACTTCAGCCCAAGAATCTCGTCCCAGTGCTCAGCAAGAGACTGCACACGCTCAGCATCTGACTTGGGAGCCATAGCCTCGTTGAACTTACCAATAACACCAGCCTGAGCAGGAAGCGGCTCTTCGTACTTAAGGACGCCAGCCTCCTTAGTGATGTCAGCGCCTACAGAGAGTGAGTCAATCTGCTCCTGAGTGAAACCAATCTCATCAAGACCCATGATAAGACCCTGTGAGTACACGCCTCGCATCTTCATGGTACGAAGAACGTGACCTGAAGAGGTGTTTCCGTTCTCGTCAGTGTACTTGCGAACACCACGAGACATGAAAGCGGCATAGCGAGGATCTGTCTCAGGCAGAAGAGAGTCGATCTCGAAGTAGGCAATCTTATCGCCCACTGAGAACTGATCCTTCTTGACAATGACGTTCCAACCAAGAACACGGGCGTTGACAATACGATCCGCGTTCTTGATAGGGGTGATGTCAGTAATGGTCTGGACTGATACCAGATTACGCATATGTCTTCTCCTTGGTTCAGGTGCTACATAAAACACTCTGTCAGGCATATGCAGCACAAGTAGTTAGTGTTGTGTTGAGGTACCAATCCAGAGAGTCAATCATGATCTCCAGATGTGTACATACTACTCTGCTAGTACCTGCTATGTCAAACAGAAAAGTTGTGATCTGTGCAACATGATTATACGACACAGATCACAACTCGTCGTGTGTGATTCTCTGGCAAGAGTGTGAGCGCTACTTCACACCAACTGCCTCGTTGAACGCCTTCAGGATGTCCTTGTTCTTGAAGTCAATCTTCGTTCCAGAAGCCTTGCCATCAGAACCGTACTTGACACCAGTGAAGATGGCTGGAGTGGAGAAACCACCAGGGAACAGGTCTGACCTCTTCACCTGCTTCTCAGACGTCTTCTTGATCCAGTCAGCATAGCGGTGCTCAGGAATAGTCTTGGCGACATCTGCCGGAACTCCTGCACCCACAGCAGCCTCAACAAGAGCCTGATCCGTCACTGGCTTCTGACCATAGTTATGAGTACCTTCCTGGGGCTGGAAGTCCTTACGATACAGTGCTGACAGGAACTCCAAGGCGTGCTCCGGGCTGTTCTCAGCAACAGTCACGAAGGCGTTGATAGCACGAGTTGAGTACTTGTCCGTTGAAGCCTCATCAAGGAACGACACAGGAGAAAGACGCAGGTCAATGTCACCAGACTTCACCAGTTCCTTCATTCTGTCACCAGAAGCACGATGCACAGCACCACACCCAGGACACAGAGGGTCGAAGAAGTCATCAACTCTGGTAGCGTTACTCTTCAAGTTATCTGACTTCACTTGAAAAGCACCATGCTCATCAAAGTTCTTAGGTGTCAGTTGCGTTGCAGCCTGAGTCCAGCCATCAGAGTCCTTCTTGTTGTGAGCAGTGACCGCTATGTATCCTGTCAGTCCAATCAGAACGGCAATCACAGACACAAGAGCCGAGACCCTGACAATCTTGTCCCGACGCGCCTTCTTCTTAGCCTGCTTACGCATCTCTGCTGCGCGCTGACGCCGTTCCTGGCGACGCTCTTCCTTCGTCTTACTCTCTGCCAAGTTATTCTCCTTCACTTGATTATTCGCTGATCTGAATGGTTGCTCTCAGAAACCAGTGTCTTCTCTGTACCGCGAAACAACAGAGTCACTAAGAGCCTGTCGCTGCTCACAGAACCTTGCCCACAAGTCCTGCAATGTCTTATCCTTCTTTGCTGCTGGAAGATACCGGTCAGTGCTGAAGCACATATTGTACACCTGAATGAAACCAGCGTCCCAGCGGTCAAGACCATATCCTGTGCGTCCAGGAGTGTTGACGTACTCATGACGGTACTTGAATGACACCTTAAGAATCTCACCCCATGTCCTCAAAAGGCTTCTAGCATTATCAGACAGGTTACCAGACCTCGCAGCATCATCCAACCACATCGAGGCAAACCGCTCTCCTGACCTCTGAATCTCCGAAAGCATCTGAGAACCACCCTGATCCAGGTTGTCCAGAGCAACATCCTCCATGAACCTATTGGACACAGGAAAGAACTCGTTGTCAACATCCCAGGTCCTACATCTGGAACTGTAACCACTCAGTGATGTCTGACGGCTACCAGAACTGAACAGCGCCAGAGTCACACAGTCAGACTCAAACTCCTTGTACAGTTCAGAACTGGTGAACTCATCAGTCATCCTGACAAAGACATCCCGATCATGAACCCAGTCAGTACCCTCAGCCTTGATAGCCCTGTAACAGTTCTTGATGACTGCGAATACGGTGCAGGCTTCAGCGAAGTTGCCAGAGTCAACAGGAACCCCGTCACCTGAACGGTTCGTGATAGTGAACATGCTGGTCTTCAGGTCAGCGCCCTTGAAAGTGTCTCGCTTCTGCAGGAACCCGAATGCTCCCTCAGTTGCTCGACCACGAAGATTGTTACCCAGTTTATCAGTGAACCCATTAATCGTGACAGGATAGTCGTCAATGTACTCACCTGTTGGAGCGGGAATCATCCTTGACAAACGATTGCTGTCATCAACTCGCTTCAGCAGACACGAACCATCATCAGTGACAAACACCTGCTTCAAGTTCTTGTCAACATTCCTGCGCTTGACAGCATACCTGAACTGTGTCTGTGGCTCATGATTCTCAGAGGTGTCAATGACCCAGTGAGAGCAAAGGATAGGCCAACGTCCTGCTGTCCCGTTGAACTCACTGGCATCCATGACGAATCCTGACTCTAGCCTGAAGTCCTTGGTAAAGTCGTCAACCATACCACTGAACGCAGGAGAGGTCAGGAACGACTTGCTGAAAAAGACCACATGGAAGTCCTGAGTGTACCCGAACGTCCGAGCCAGTAGTACAACACGCCAGTAGAACTGAGTGCAGAGATCCTGAGCAGCATGACCACCACAACCAAGAGCAACCATCTCCTTGTTGACCTTGGTGGACGTGATACCGGACTTGTTCTCAGTTCGGGTACTGCCGCCAGATGTTCCATAGGGAGGGTTGCCAAGAATGACGATAGGCTTGTTCTCTTTCAGAGCCTTCACTAGTACCTCAGGAATACCCCAGCGGTCAGACGGAACAGAATCAGCCAGATACTCAGGAGTCATCTTCTTGGCAAAAGAGTCGTCCGTCTTTGGCTCAACAACATCAATCAGACGCTCAGAGATAACCTTGGTGATGCTCTCCTCTGTGACTTCAATCTCGTTGTTCTTCAGGTACTTCCTGGCCTGTGCGCGGTTCCTCCTGTTCGCAAGATTGACTGCATCTCTTTCAGCCTTAGCCTGTTCCTTGACAAGACTGAGATAGGTGTCATGAATACCCATGTCATCATTCAGGAAGTCCATCTGGAACTCATGGGCACCAGAGTTGATGCCCTCTGCTATCATCATCTCCTCAGTGTGAAGAGTTGACAGAAAGAGGTTACTGTTATCACCGTTTGGACCGAACGAGTAGTCTTTCGTCAGGTTCTTCGATCCACACGCAGGATCCCAGACAACATACTTCTCACGCCAGTCACTACCAAGGTCCTGTTCGAGCATCCTGTGCATCTCGTTAGCCCACAGAGAAGAAGTCCAGAACTCACCAGTCCATCGACGCTCATTCTCCTCCAGCAGACGGTCACAGATGGAAGTAATCTCCTGCTTCTCTTTCAGAGAGTATCCGCCGAAACGATACATGTTGCGCCACACCTCGAACTCATGAGCGCTGAATCCGTCAACAGCGTTCACAACAGTCTGACGACCCTTGTCCTCCATAACGAAGGTGTTAGGGATACGAGGGTGGACATATGCAGTCAGATCATTCAGAATAGTCTTGACAAAGACAGCCATCTGCTTCTTGGAGGCGTCCTTACCTACAAAACCACCAAAGACGCTCATGTGAAACTTGATGAACGCAGACTCAAGGCTGTCAGCACTGATACGATTCTTCAGCAACTCGGTTGACTTTCCAGACGCAACACTTCTGATACCATAAGCCAGGTTATTGACATCAAGAGAGATCTTGTCGCTCTCGTCATAGACTGAGTGAACAGGTACGTTACCAACAATCGGCAGATTCTTGATCGCGTCGAGCAGTCCATGATTGCTCTCCCAGGCGCTTGACGGCGCAAGACTCCACTCAGGGTCATCACTCCATGTCCTGTCAGCAAGATCCTTCAGGGTGTCTCCTGGAACAACAAAAATCTCATCCTCATCAGCCACCACAACGATTCTAGGAGCCTCAATTGGGTCTGCTCCAGAGACAAGATTGTGAATGTAGTAGGTGCACTGAACCAGAACACGAGCACGGTGCTCCAGTCCCGCCTCACCAGAGAAGACACGATCCTGCTTGACCTCAAGAAGGATACTGTAGTCCTCACGAGTATCGAACAATCCATCTGAGGCGAAACTCACAAAAAGCAGGCCGTCAGTCTTGACTCCGTTCAAAGTGGACACAAAACCGTTGCCAACACTGCCATTGTCCGCTGCCTCAACATTCTTGACAGCATCCAGCAGCAGATCGCGGTAGACAGCCTCAATGTCCTTCTCGTCAGTTGCGTACTGTAGTCGTGAAAGCACACGATTACGCCTGGTGTCAGACATCACAGGCTTGTTCTTAGTGGGCACTGCCATACCTTGTTTCTCCTCAAAAAATGACTTAAAATCATTCATCTGTGACGAGTTTAGCATATGAATGTCGTCACGTCAACTACCTTTCGGCGTCATATCAACACAAACCTGCAAAAGGATGAAGCAGGTTCATCAAAGTAAAGCAGATACAGAAGCGCCGGGTGTGAACAATACAATCACACCCGGCGCTTAGAAGGAATCTCAGTTGCTACTTGACAAGACTACAAGGACTTCTACCATCCTTCAGTCAGGACAGCGTAGACAACATCCTGAAGTCTCTTTGTCCTGTTGACACTCTCCCAGGAAGGAATCACCGGAACAGCCATCCCAGCCTCCTGAGGAGTCATGTCACCCTTCTTGTTGTTGCACTTCTGGCACGCTGTGCACAGATTGCTCCAGGATGAACGACCGCCCCGAGACCTTGGAAGAATGTGATCAACTGTCGCCAGAGACTTTGGAACACTCTTGCCGCAGTACTGACACGTGTAGTTATCACGGATATGCACAAGAGAGTTAGCGATCTTGGCGTCAGGGTCAAATTTCCTACCACCCTTGTGCTTGGAGACGTAACGGTTCAGGCTGACAACCAGTGGACGAGGAATTGACAGGTGCTGGCTTCTCACCAAGGACCCGTCTGAACGTGGAACAAGTGTCGCTGCACCATTAGCAACAACCAAAGTCACAGCACGAGACCATGCAACAACATCCATGACCTCCATTGCTGAGTTGACAAGAACACTCTGGCCCTTGCCAACCATCTGCTCCAACTGAGCGATACTCTCCGCTACTGTTGTCATTGTAATCTCCTACTACATACCTCTCCAGGTGTTGACTTTTTCATGAGAGAACGCCCTCAGGAAGGTCTTTCCAAAGGACGCTCAACGTCTCTATTATCGGCAAAACACCAGCACTTTTGGCAACCGGTGATTTACCTCAATATGGTCGTTGTACCAGCAATCATACCACAAAGCCTCATTCTGTCAACATGAACTCAGGTCTTCTACTCTGAATTTCGTGTGATAACCACCACTATCAAAGCAGATTGGGTGGGTCACTGAGAATGATTGCTGGTGCTTTCAAGAAAACTACTCCTCTTCCTCGTCCCAGATACGCGAGCCCTTCAGGTTCTTCCTTACTGTCTTCCAGACCTTCTTCTCAAACCCTGGCTCTCCTGGATTACGACCGTCAAGCAGACTGAATACGAAACCAGACTGACTCATCTTGGAGACTCTTGCAGCAATCTCCTTCCTGGTACCACTCTTGTCCAGTGACTCGTACTGCTCGCGTGCCTCACGAATAATCCTGTCGTGCTCGTTCTGGAACATCTTGGCAACTGGATCGAACTTGCGCCTACCGAGGTCTCCAATCTTGCTAACACTGGACTCATATTTTCCAGTAGAGACCAGATCAAAGATTGCGCTCTTGCTCATACCAGCGAAAGCACGATGCAGAGCCAGGTAGTCATCCTGTTTGATCTTCACCTGCATTTGCTTATCTGGATCACGATTGAAGATCCTGACCACAACACCCTCCTTGCCTTCACGTGGAGGCAGAGCAAGGGCTTCACGCAGGGTGCTGGCTGACATGCTCTCAGCAACCGTTCTATCACCCCAGATGTCCCTGTACTTCTGTGTGCTCTGGTAACGACCAGTGTGCTTATCAATAGCACCAATCATCCCAATGTCGTCCTTGTCATACTTCAGGATAATCTGGTGTGGCCCAGGCCCAGTACCCTCGAACACGAAGGTGGTTCCAGGATGTCTGCTCAGCAGTGTATCCATCGTCTCACCAAGAGAGTCGTCCTTACGAATCATGTTGGTGTAGTCAATAGCCTGATCCGAAGCGAAACTACCCTTTGTAGCAACACATGGCTCACCTGTCACTGGATGACGGTAGGCGATCAGCATGGAGCCGTCACGCTTGTCAGTAACCTCTGCCGGAGCGTCAAAGTTCAGCAACTTGATCGACTCCTCAGCGCCAGCCATGTTCTCCTCATCGCCAAACGCCCAGCCAGGCTTGCCGTCAGATCCGACCATCTGAGACAAGGTGTAGAACTTCTTCCAAGGCAACTGGACCACACGAGCATCGCTAAGACTCTCGTCAGACGACTGCACAATGAGACCACGTGCCGTCTTGGTGGCGTCATTCCACTTGGCAGCATACTGAGTAGACTTGGTGTAGCACAGAACTCTCAGTGTGTCATCGTCAGGATGCTTCTGCTGCGATACATAACCCTCCTGAATCATCCTGTTCAGAAGGTCAACATCAACATACCTACTTAGTTCTCCACCAATGTAGTCATCATTACTGGTGTCAGGGACAGAAGATCTAGACGCTCCACTCATGATGTTACTACCATAGAGCATTGTCATGATCTCGTCCTGCTCCTTCTGGCTACTGGCGTGAATATATGGGCAGTCTCTTATGTCAGCAGAGCAGTCCAGCCATCGTCTTGTTTCTGAGTCATAGTGCTTTCTAGTCATCGTGAATCTTGTGTCCTTGCTCAGTTTTTGTTAATCAATAAGTAGTCAGTGTATTCTGGGTAATTGTGACAATTATCTCAACTATGTTCCTACTACTTATCTATATATTAAAACACTAATGGCTGGTGCCTGTTCTTTGACACCAGCCATTAGCAGATTAGTTTAGCGATTGAACATCACTCGTTGAAGTATGAGAGAATGTTCAGCAGGCTCTGGAACAGGTTGATGATGTCCATGAAGATGTTGAGAGCAAGCATCGCGGCCGTCATCTGGTCAGCATTCGGAGTGTCACGAATACGCTGAATGTCAATGAACACGTAAACCGAGAACACAATCAGCATCGCAATAGAGATGATGAGTGACAGAATGGGCAGGTGTAGGAAGAACACGTTCGCCAGTGACAGGACAATGGCTCCAAGGACAATAGCCGCCAACTTGCTGGACCAGTGCTCCAGGCTCTTTTCACTGGTGTAGCCAAGAACAGACATCACACCAAAGATGACAGCAGTTCCACCAGCAGCCATGACAACCAGGTTTCCTGCACCAGCACTGATGAAGGCAATGACAGTACTGTACATCAGCACACCAATAACAGCAGGGATACCAATGGCGAAACCCTTGGCGAGAGTTGGAGTCATCTTGATAAAAGATGACGCAATCAGAACACCAACCGTTATCAGAGCAACGATCTTAACTGTTGCAGGTGGGATGAGAGGGCCAATAACCATCATCGCCACAGCCATGATAGCGAACTGAGCCAGCAACCAGTTCATGACACGACGATGAGTGACAGCAAAACCACTCTCAGCGTTCTGTACAGGGTTGTAGATACTCAAAGTAAATCTCTCCTCATGAGATGTTGATTAATCTTGCCTTGAAGCATATGACAACACACTACAAGATGTCAATAACACTTATGTGTGCTACTGATCTCATATATCACTTTTGGGTGACATATGATTGCTTCGCTGAGGGAATGAAGACCTCAAAGAACTCCATCAGCCCAGGTCTGTCCTCTGTACCAATAATCTCCTCAGTGGTCACAATCCGTCCAACGATCACAGGCCACTGGCTCCTGTACTTCCTGATGCCAGTCAGAGCAAGAACCTGCTGAGCAAAGAGTCTGGCATCATAACCTCGAACAATCCGTGACACCTCCTGCTCACCAGTTTCAAGATCCTGTACAACCACATTGTTCTCAGAGACGTGCCCAACACTCTCAGCGATACGTGAGAACACTCCCAGCAACTCAGGATCTCGTGACTCAGACAACTCGATCATGTCTTTAAGCATGGTCTCAATCAAGTACTCGTTGTCATCATCTGTGGCAATCATCTCAAACGCCTCAACAACCTCCTCAGACAGGCATATTTGCAGCACCTTAGCTGAGTTCTTAAGCCTGTGAGCGTGCAGTGAACGATCCAGAGAGGTCTCAACATACCACAGGTGGTTACCAGAGACCTCAACCACCTGTCCCTCATCTGTCGTCACCTCATACATCGACTCTGGAAGGTGCTCGTCATACACCTCGACCACAGTCTCCCAGTCGTCATTGTCATCAGGAATCTCGTCACCAACCTCCAGATCTCCAAACCTCTTGATAACATACTCAAACTTGTCATCAGAGGCAACCACCTGCCCAGGAGTCACATCATCAGGAACAGCAACCTGACTCGGCCTAAGGAACTTACTGACCAGTTTCTCTACTGGACGAAAAGACATATACCACTCCATTCACTACACAAGAGCACTCTGACACAATCTTACCAAGAACAAAATGGAGACATTATCTGTCAAAAAAGCAAAGTGCTAGGTGCACAATCATGCAAACACCTAGCACTCACTCATTCAAAAGTGACGATAGATTCAGAAGTCAAGTTCTGATGACATCAGTGTACTGAGACGATCCACAAAATTATCATCCCTGACATCAAATGTCTCTAGATGAGTACCATTGGAGTAGACATCAAGAGTTGAGACGTCATCGCCATCATACTCAGCATCAAAAGAGACCTCAGTGTCATTATTGTAGGAGGCGATAGTGGTCTCATCAATCTTACGACCAAAACCCTGATCCTCATATCCATCAATAAGCGACTCAACAAATGTTGCCATACACTATCACCTTCCACATCATCAAGAAAAAGAATGTTTATGCCTTCTCATATCATCCACTACTTCTCTGTAACTCTAACGGAAGCAGTACGTGCACCAAATAGTTTACCGAACTGCTCCTCAGAAAGATGCTGACGAGCAAGATCCTCATCAACCTTGTACTCATAGTTGCTGACAAGAGCCAACTGCTCAGGTGTCAAGTTCTTTCGCGCCTCAGTTTGGTTAACCTGCTGCCTGTTGTTGATAACCACACCTCTGTTCAGCGCCCTAGCAGGAATGTATGTATTTCCATCAGGATTATTCAATTTTGCAGCAGTCTTCATGACATTGTTCATAGAGCCCGTTGTCTTCTTTAGATCTCTGTACTTCATGCCAAATGAGGTCTGAGCATCAGCGTACAACTGCTGGTAATTACTTAGTGCTGCATCCATCTTGTCCTCATCCGTCTTTCCAGGAAGGTTGGTATCAGCGTTAACGACATACTTACCGACATCGTGTCGAGACCCTAAAACTACATTTGTTGTCTGTGAGTTTGTCAGGATCTTAGCCTGTGTCTCCTCGTCAAGATGTAGCCTGACAAGATCCAGACTGACCTTTGGTTTTCTGGTCTGAATCTTTCGCTTCAAGGACTCTGGAAGAGTTTTCAGGTAGTCCTTATCCAGTTGGTTTTCCTTGACATCAATAACTACCTTAGCGACTTCTCCATCCAACTCATACCTGGGTTTCTTTAGGTTGGATGAGGAGACAAAATCCTTCACAACCTTATCAAGCCTCTTTCTCTCATCGTCAACACGAGACATTTGCTCATCACGATCAAGATAGGTGTCTGTGTCTACAACAGTTCCGTCACTCGACTTGAACCTTGATGATGGCAGTACCTTTGAGTTCTGCAAGGTCTTCATAAGGTGACCGTTGTTCTGCTGATCAGCAAAGTCAACAGCCTTCTTCAGTCTTCTCTCGGCGGCAGAAGGATTAGCCTTTGCCAGAAGAATGTCACCAGAGTGTGCTCGACGGCTAATAATCTCATTAGCACTACGAATCAGGTTGTCTTTAAGAGCAGCATCAATCTTGCTCATCTCAACACCACGACGAACCACATTGCCCTTCTTTGTAGGATGCTTCGTCATAGCGTTCTTACGTGGACGATAGATCTCAGCAAAAGCACCATGTTTTGACTCAAGATCATTAATTATGATCTGCTTGACCTCATCTTTTGTGTTACCATGAAGAGCAGGTCCATAGCGACAGGCCCTCTTAGTAGCCTTGCACTCCCTGACCTGTCCTGTTGGTGTGGCATGGTACTTCTTAGCAGACATAGATAAACACCTCATCTAGAAAAATCATGAAACGACTTTCACTATCTAAGGTGTTTATCTATAGAAAGATTCCTCTGAGTGCAATCAGCAAGGCATTACAATTCAGAGAGAAGATACTTGCCTGTCTGTGTCCCCACTGAGAGCACTCTTGTATGCATCAAAGAAACTCAGAAGATTGTTGTCAATCTTGTGGTAGTTCTTGTTGTCAGGGCCAAGAGTATCCACACCTATCATGTCTTCAATTCGGCTCTTAAGAACAACCACATCAAACGTTCTTGATCGAATATCTCCAACACGTGAGTCACCTCTGTCAGTGAAGCACTCACCAAGAATGTGTCCAGAATCTGCTACAAGAGAACGAATCGACTCGAACAGGTTGCCAGCATCAGCAAGCAGGGCAAACTTCTCAATGTTTCTACACTCAAACTCTGTAGATTGAATAAGATTATTCCTAAAAACTCCAAGAGATTCTTGCACGTCCTCATTTGATGACAAGGTAAACAAATCGTTCACTAGTTTCGCTGTCTTGCTTCCGAGTTCAGATAGAAGGTTATTTATTTCAGTCATTGAAAACACTTCCTCAGTTCTGTATGAAATTCCTACAACATAATGTCTTCTATATGATTGTTATTCACTTATCTGAGAGAATAAACCTGGTTGCTGAGATACCAGCCTTTGCTCCACTACCAACAGCCACAGCAACCTGTCTGAAATCAGGATCTGAGACATCCCCAGCAACAAAGAAGCCTTCAGTAGTAGACCTGTGAATGAAACCATCACTGTATAATTCAACATTCCCAGCAGCAGCGTGAGAGTTAGGGATCTGTCCTACCGCTACAAACACACCAGAGACAGGGTATGTCACCCCATCGGTTCCAACCACCCCTGAGACCTCACCACTACCACTGTCCTGAATCTCTGCAACATTGACGCCCTCATGAACAAAGACGTTAGAAAGAGTCTCCAGTCTCTCAACAGCAGGTTTTGAAGCGCGCCACGAAGACCTTACAAAAACGTCAACACGACTGCACAGGTTGGCAAGGTATGAAGCCTCCTCAACAGCACTTTCACCACCGCCAACAACAGCCACATTCTCGTCAGCAAAGAACATCCCGTCACATGTTGCACAGTATGACACACCACTGAGTTCACTACCTGAAACATCTAGTTTCCGAGGCTCACTACCAGATGCAAACACTACGGACCTGGATAGCAAGACTTCACTTGTATCAGATAGATGGATCTCAAAAACACTGTCATCACGCTTGACAATCTTGCTCACAATGCCATCAACCATCTGAGCACCAAACATCTGAGAGTGCCCCAAGAACTTCTCAGACATGTCTATACCAGAGACACCAGGCATACCGAGGTAGTTGTCAATCTCCTCCGTAGAGGTCACAAGCCCACCAGCAGTCAGTCCTTTGACAACAGATGTAGACAGACCTGCACGAGACGTGTACAAGACTGCTGAAAGCCCTGCTGGACCAGAGCCAACCACAACTACGTCCTTGATGTCTTCTGCTGCCACAGAGGCTTTGACAGGATACTGTGTGGTGATGTCCTGTTCTGGTTCTAGTGCAGTAATGTTTCTGTCATCAATATACATAAAAACTCACCTCTGAAAGATAGCCGCAAGAGTAAACTAGGATCATCTTAACCAGAGGTGAGAGCAGAGGGATCGATCAACCTATAACTATCTGTTATAAGATTTGCTCAATCTGATTTAACTCACCCATAGTAGTACTCATCAGCAATTCTGTCACGCCTTCTGTCAGCATCAACCTTCTTTAGGTAACATCTGTGAGCGCTCATTCTAAACGCTTTGTCTGTAGTCTTAATGGCTTCTTCAAGAGCCTTCGTATTGTCATCTTTGGTGCTGTCGTTCTGGCTGACAACATCTCCTGTCTCCAGATTGACACGAGCGTAGTACTTTCTGCCATCTCTGTCAGCAGCGCAAACATCAACAAAACCATCGTACCTGAAACAGTTCGGTCTACTGTCAGTCACAGAGACAGAAGTCAGACGAAGACCATGTGAGTTGAGTTTTCTCTGAATCTGACTACCAAAAGCGTCTGTCTGATTGCTTGCCAGATGAAACGCTGACTTGCTATGCATGGTTGCGCTCCAGAAGTCAGCATCACTGAACTTAGCGCCATCTTTCTTGTCAGCAGGAAAACCCTCTATCGTATACTTGAAGTCGGATCCACTAGCGCTGCATCCTTGACGTTTTTCACCAGTCTCAGTGTTAAAATACTCTACACCACCATAAGGATTGTTGTAAGTGTAGTACATCTTGCTCAAGTCTTTGGCATCACGAACAATCATGCCTGTCTTCGGGATGTCGAAGTCAAAGACCTGCTTGAATCCACCAACAGAGACAGACCGAATCCTTCCCTCGTCCATGTATCTATCATAAGTACTTTTAGCGAGATCAATCTTCTCTGAGTCATACCTAAGAGTATCTTTAGGAAGAGGCGGTTCAGATACGACAGAAAACCCGCTCAGACCGTCATCACTGACGCCAGCAAGACGGGCTTCAATCCGATCAATCTCCTGTTGACTAGAAGCGTGCTCGAGTTGGATGCCACGTTTTCTGTAAGAACACTTCTCAATACCCTCACACTTTCTCCAGACTCCATCCTCAGGACTTCTGTGCTTACAGTCGGACATGACATCAACCTCTCTTGCAGGTTAGAATAGTTGCAAAATTATTTTAATCTATCTAATATACTATCTATATTAATGCCAAACTGAATGCGGATATGAATGATATGGGTGGTAGGGTACTACTGGAGAACTAATCCTACCATTTTCTGATTCCTTCATTTGTTGATACTCTTTGCAATTTCCTCCGACATATAATGCAGAATAGTTGCTATTCTTGCCATTGTTCTCTATTACAAGACAAGATATGTCACCATTCTTGATTTCTGTTGCTCCACTGTATTTTACAACATCTTTAGGAATGTTTGTGTACTTATACTTTCCGTCAATAAAAGTGATACCATTATTCGAGTCTGCACTGACTTTGTCGTCATAACGTTCTTCTTGTGGTAAATTTAAGTCGCACCCAGAAATAAGAATAGCCGCAAAAAGCGCAAGAAAAAATCCAATCATTCTTTTAAAAGTATTTTTCATTCTTCTGTTCCTATTCCATTCCGCCAAACAACCTCATCTGCTTTAATCGACTTCTTGACATCAATAACAGACTGATTTGATGATCCCCTAAAACGCAGTCTGGTGTCTCTCTGAGAAATCTCAAATCTTCCGTCAACTAATACATCAATATATTGAAGCAGTCGAGTCTTTGCTGGATCCTGCATGATCTCATCCCAATAGAATCCTGTCCACATCCAGACAGTCTTGGTGTCACCAAACCTGTCTCTGAATGCTTTCAATAGACTCTCTACTGCTTCCATGTTCTCAAAAGGCTCTCCACCTAGAACAGAGAGACCAGCAACAGAAGGATGGTCACAGTCACTCAGAACCATGTCAACAGTGCTTTCAGTAAACTCTTCACCCATACGAGGATTCTGAGCCGTCGCAGACCAGCACCCCTTACACCTGAAAGAACATCCAGAGAAGAAGATGGATACCCTGACCCCAGGTCCATTCGCCGTGTCAAACTTGCTGTACCCAAGAAAACGTGACATATCACTTCTTCCTTCTGACTCTGACAATAACAAGGGTGTCAGAAGCCATGGCCTTGCCACCACCAGTACTTCCGGCAATCAGAACCATGGGGCTTGCTGACGCAATGTTGTCGTCAAACTCAAGACCATGCTTCTTGGCGTAGTCCTTCTGCTCTCCTGCAAGGTCAAACCCAACAACATGCTCAACCTCACCTGTCTCTGGATTCGGAATAGCCAGAGAGGCTTTCTGAGAAACTGTGAGGCCGATAGGAAAGAATGACGGAGCGACGCCAGGAGTGTCGATGTAGTGTGCTGACCAGTGTGCAATCTGTGGTAGTGGAGGAACAGCGTAGATTGTCAGCACACCCTTGCTGCGGTCCCATCCTGGATGCTCTGGATCACTGTCGTCAGGAACGAATGTTCTCACCTGACCGAAGATCTGGTTGAGTTGTCTAAGAAAACCTTCACCACCCATCTCGTGATCGAAGTTGTCTGGCACATTGAACTGGATCCTTACGGCGTCAATCTCGTTCTCCCACTTGAGAACCTTGATGACCTCACCAGGATTCTTCTTGAACTCAAGGCTTTGTCCAAGGCGCTTTGAAGCGATTTCAAACATTCTGTCCAAAGTGCTCTTCCTGGCCTCAACGACTGGTTTCGCCATACTCATTCCGACAGAGATTCCAACAAAGAACATGAAGGCACCAGCAGCAAGCATCCACCATGAGGTTCCGAACGACGGAGAGACAAAGCATCCTAGCCCAACTAAGAGAATCAGAAAGAAGACCTGCTTGTTAGTGATACCGCTCTCAGGTGGCTCTTCCTTATCCCCCTTCTTCTTGGATCCAAATGAGGCTAGGCGCTTGTCTTCCTTGATAAGGTAACTCAGACGTTCCTTCCACTGGTTCCAGATAGGCGGCTTGATCTTATCCAGAGCAGCAGCGTTTTTACCGGCCTTCTCGATCAGCCTGTCTGTCACCATCTTCTTGTGAACTACTGCAGCAAGACGAAGAACTATAGGCATGACAATGACATATACTGCTGCAAGTATACCTGCTTGTGTCAACATGTATCAGTTAGACCTTCCTCATAAAAACTGACCCTAGAGTTAACATATCTACTCAGCGTTTAGGATCTAACTCTGTCAGTGCTTGGTGATCTCGACAGACTTCATCAGTTCTTCAGCCTCTTTCTGGTTTCCTGTAGTCACCATGACACCAGCCCCATCACCTGTTGCGATAACGACTGCTGGCGTCCTGCTTCCAGAGGCGTCAGTGGTGATTGTTAGCGTACCAGCAGCAATAGTGTTCGGCTTACCTGACTCCTTATAGTCCAGTCCTCCATCCAGTAGACGACTGTGAACAGCATCACGAAGAGCGTAGATTTTTCCATTGACGTCATCCTTGGAGACTGTGCCAGAGAAGCAGAAGTCTGTTGGCTGGTCCACTGTGCAAGAGGACTGTGCCGGAGTGTTCTTAAAGCCCTTGAAGGAGACGACATATCCTGACGACAACGTGATAGACGACTCAGAGACATCAGCCTTGATCTGGGAGGCGCTAGGAGTAGGAAGGTCTTTTAGTTTTGATGCAACAGGATTTTCAAAACCGCCAACGACACCGCTACCAAGAACTGCTCCAGGGCTGGCCTGCTGGTTGGTTGTTGCTGTAGGAGTAGCGCTGGACTTGGGAGCACTTGGCCTGGAAGCCATGTAACCAAGTGCAACTATCACGACAATACCAACGACAAAAACGGTTCCAGCAAGAATCTTGACCAGTTTTGCCCTTGCAATGTCCTTAGACAGAAAGTCAGTGAACTTGCTGGCACTAGGAAGATCCCCGGAAGAAGCCTCTCCGTTACTGAACACGTCCTTGAAGACAGGATTCTTAGGTGTCTTGACAGACAGCGATCTGTTGTCTTCCTGAGGAGATTCTTGATTCTGATTCGACATCTGAGAGGAATCGGTACTCTCTGAGAATGAATGTGGATGACCTATAACGCTCTCGTCAAACGAAACAGCAACATAGTCAGACACAGTGTCAGTGTACTCAGGAACTGCGAAATGCTGCTGACGTGCTGACTCAACATCCTCCCTTGTAGGTGGCGGAGGAGTTGGTACCGTATCGCCACCCATTCTTGAAGCCACTACTGGTCGCCTGCCAACAGTATTTCCGTCTGTTCCTCTGATGCTCATAGAACCATTCCTTTTCAACTAAAATCTCTGTCTCGTATGCCATCTGATCATGAATGGCTATGACAGAACAGGTATATCTCTACCTTCTATGTTAACGAACAATCACCTCAGATAAGCAGATGAGCCACGACTTCATCTTTCAGAAATCATGGCTCATCTGCTACACCGGTTTTGCATCATGACTACACCAACAACCAACCACCACCCTTAGTATGATTGACTTATGCAATCATTGGCTGAAATGCCTGTCAGAAAGGCGGGTCGTCCTCGTCAACAGAGTCAGCCCAGTCGTCACCGTCACTCCAGTCGTCTGAACCGAAGTCATCATCCTTGGCCTTGGGGGCAGCCTTCCTCTTAGCAGAAGCACTGCTGCCAGATGAACGACGCTTAGGAGAAGCACTGGATCCAGAAGAGTTCCTGGCCTCACGGTCAGAGTGAGCAGGACTGAAGAGAACCGACAGACCAGTCTCCTCAACCAGGATGAACTCACGTCCAGGGTGCTCATCGCCATTCTTGTCAGTGTATGGGTCACCAACATTCAACTGACCGTAGACAAAAACACGGTCACCCTTCTTAAAAGACTTCTCAACATAGTCAGCCTGCTTGCCCCACACAGTGCACTCACGCCAGATAGTCTGCTTGTCAACCCACTCACCAGATGAGTTCTTGGCGCGTGGTGTATATGCAACAGAGAAGTTGATGACACTGCGATCATCCTTCCCTACAACTCGCTTCTCTCGAACCTGACCAACTGTTCCAAAAAACAACTCCATTGGAAAAGCCATGTTTCAATCCCCTAAATGTCTGTATCTTATACTTGCCTACTCATGCGCATGTCATGGCTTGAGCATCCAACAAAGGCCGCTGGTTGTTGTTCAGAGCCCTCGTCTGTGTACATCTTAACGACAGATCTCCCAAGATAGTGATCTGAGTCTCAGCATCTTGGGAGATCTGTATAGTTATGTGATTTTTAGCAACAAACTCACTTGTTCGGCTGAGGCCATGAGTTCGGAATAGTGACTCCGTTAGGAATGACAGGTGGCTGAGGCTCTGCTGGCTTATCTTGATCCAGGATCTCATCCTTTACTGGTGGGTTTGTGCAACCTGTTGGCTTCTCTGGAATCTTCGGGTTGCTACCACTTTCAGCAGTAGGTGTAGGAGTTGGGTTGGAGCTTGGGAACCTCAGTGCAGTTGGTGGAGCAGTAGCGCCTGGGGAAGGTGTTGGGGCTGGTGTCTTTCCGCCGTTCTCTCTAGCGGCCCTCTCCTGCTCCTTCTTCCATGCCTCTCCATACTGCTGCTCCCACTTGGCAAGGTTCTCGTTAGCGGTGTTGCAGGCAAGAGTCTCCTGATCGAACTTCAACTTAGCAGCCTTCTTCCTGTCGTCAAAGGTGAACCAGTCGTTGTGGTCTGTGACATACTGTCTCCACGATCCCTCGATAAGAGAACGCTCGTTGTTGAGCCAAGCCCACTTGTCATGCACAGCATTCACCTGTGAGACGTACCTGTTCCATGAGTCAACCTGTGAGACATAGTTGAGCATCGATCCTGACCAGTTGTGACGAGCCTGCATGTATCCAACAGCCTTGTGGTTGGCGTCATCCTGAGCCTTACCAATAGACTTATTCTGAGCGTTGGCAAGTTCACCAGCATTGTAGACAGGCATCTTCTGACCAGACCATGCCCACCCGCATCCAGGACCATTCACGTCCTCAATCTGATAGGTGGCCGTCTCACTGAAGTCAGAGTTATCAGAAACACCTTCTGGACGTGTTGGCTTGGCGACCTCACCAGGCAAGGAGGGGAATCCATCAGGTAACGGTGCTTCAGGCTCCTCAGCATCAGGATTGCTGACACTCTGTAGACCTTGCTGCAACGGTGTGGCCTGATTGCTGGTGTCAACCTGAGTCTTGATGCTCTCGCTCTTCTTAAGCCCACTGTAATCGTTGGGATGGTAGAACAGGTTCCTCAGGCTGTCAGCAGATGTTGATGTCAGACTCAAGCACTGAGTAGCCCTCAATGTCTCAGGAACCTTGGTCTGGTAGTAGGACAGCAACTTGTCTCTCATACCTGAGTCTGATGCGGTTGCTCCAAGAATCGCGTCACCAGAGACCATGACAAATCCATTACTGAACGTGTAGACAGTCGCATCTGAGACTCCAGGCTTCTGCTCAAAGTCCTTCAAGCACTTCGACCATCTCTTGACGTAGTTGTCAAACTGTGCAGCAGCCTGACCAGCACCATACACCTGAGCAGTAACTGTGACACCAGATCCTTTAGCGGAGACTGAGCCAGCAACAGAATCTGGCACCTGCTCCTGCTTACAGACATCATTTGGCAGAGGGTGCTGAGGCTTACCACCAGACACCACTTCCCACTGAGGAACAGAGGCGGGGTTGTCAGTAAGCAGCGCCTTAGCCCACTGAGTACCAGGAGAATCTGATGCAGCCACGTTCTGATAAGGTGATGTCGTCTTTGGTGCTGACACAATCTTCTTGTATGAGGTCTGACCCTGACTAGCCATATAGACCACCAGAGCAACAGCAATCAGTGCAGCAATGGCGTAGAAGATCTTCTTGTCAAGAATCCACCTGACAGCAGGAAACTTGATCTCTGGATCATCTCGGTAGTCAGAGAACTTCATTCTCCTTGCAACCTTCTTACTTGCAGACACCTGCAACTCCTTACATCTATCACCAGTACTGCTCGAAAATATCCCTGTAGCAAAAAATGTCAGGTAGTGAGAGCAGAATATGCACTACCTGACATTCTAACAACGCGGGCCAGAGATCCTTCTACTTTATCTATGGTTGCTTATTCTCTGATGCTGGAACTTCTGGGGCAGGGGCTGCTTTGTCGTTTTGGTTGTTGACATCTTGACCAGAGTCAGAGTTGTTGCCACCGCTGTTCTCCGTGTTCTGGTTCTGCTCAGACGAGTCCTGAGAGACACCTGCCTTGTTCTGCTCTGAGTCAGGTTGACCTTGTTGTGAGTTCTGTTGCCCGCTCTGCTTGTGCTGGGATGATCCACCGACCTGAGTCTTGTTGCCAGAACCAGGATTTGACTTGTATCCAGCACTGCCGTTTGACTTGCTCTCAGAGTTTTGGTTGTTCTGACTACTGCTGCTGTCCTTGTCCGATCCAGACTGACCTTCTGAGTCACTGCTGTCAGATGTACTGTCATGAGAAGACTGCTTGCTTGCAGAGGATGCTGTGGATGGCTGGGAAGACACTGCCTTCTCAGTGCTTGACGTCTCTGTGGGTGAGGATGAGCCACCATTCTTCTGATGCTCTGCCTCCAGGTTGGCAATCCTCTCTTTAAGGGCATCCACATCAGCACTGTTTGTTGTCACAATAGTCTTGTAGACAGGCTCACCCTTGATAGCACTGACAATCAAACATGTTGCTCCAATGGTTATGAACATGGTTGCCATGAACATACTGGTGTGCCTCAGTATCCTCTTAACCTTCCTTGGATCAGCGCTTGTCAGCCACTCAGGAAGGACAGAAACGATTTTGCCCATCAGAGTACTCTTGTCAACCTCTATGCCCTCAGAATCGCTTACATGACTCTCTATTGGCATATTGGAGTCGCTATCTGCACTTACCTCTTTTCCAACTACTGGAATCTCCTCTGTGTCACCATCCTGTGTACTACCAGTTGAGAGCAACGACGACGATGACACAGTTCTCTTAGCGGCCGCGACAGCGTTTCTGGAAGTAACAGAAAGCACAGCGCGATAGAACTCTGAGGCGATAGCAGTGACAACAGACGCCATGCCAGCAAGAATCAAGCTGGACACGTAGCCAGTAAGGTACGAAGACAACAAGGCAACAGTGATTGCCGCCAGTGCTGCTCCAGCAATCTTGAACACGCTGAGATCCAGGCTTCCAAAGAAACTCTTCATCTTTCTCATGACTATCTACCTTCTCACCTCCATCAAGTACCTAAATCTCATGGTTTTTAGGTAACAGATGCTCTATCTGACTTCCTGTGGTCAACAAACTGGTGGGACTGAGTAACGATCTGACACCATCGCTCAGCCCCACCAGGTAACAATCCTAAACAATCATATCATCTAGGATTGTCATAACATATCATGTGTCATTCTGTTGTAGATCTGACAAAGTTAATGACAACATTTGTTGACACAGTACTTGGGTTATCGGTTCCTCCAATAATCCTACCATCAATGTTGTTGGTTGTTCCAGTACCGGTGTTGTCTCTGAACAGGTCCTTGGTACTACCACTTGTGTCTGTACCAAACGTCGAGTAGCACTTACCCTCGATAGGCGCTGTCTGCTCAACGTTGTTGCGTGTGACTGCATTGAACCTGCTACCATCACCACTGGTCTCAAACCCGATCTTTGACGGGAATGTTGTGCTGACCTCTGGAGCGTACTCCCACTTGACGTTGAGAATCTGAGGCTTACCCTCTTCTGACGCCCAGGATGCACCAACCTTGAACTTGTTGTAGAACCCATCCATCACACTGGCAGTGCTGTTGGAGAACAGTCCCTTGTCCCAGTTCCTCTGGTTCGCAGCAGGTGTCTGTCCCGTACCAAAGACGTTGACTCCCTTGCCGATTGATCCTACAGCCTCCATGGTGAACTTACCACCGTTCTTGCCTGTGGTGTCAGGCGTTCCCTCGGACCAGCGAGACACTGTTGTGGTTCTTGGTGCAGCACCATTGTAGTGAACAATGTCTGTGCTCTTAGGGTACCATGTGTCCAGCCTGATCTCACGCATCTTGTTGTCACGGAACATCTCGAAGGAGTTTGTTGACAGACCCTCAGACTGAGCACCGTTCAGACCACCGTTACCAGATGCTCCTGAGGTTCCCTGGTTGCTGATGGCGTCATTCTTGTCAGATGCACCAGCGTTCTTGGCTGAACTGGCTGTGCAGTCGAACGGGCACTCCTTGTCGAAGAATGAGATGTGTCCTGATGCAGCGGCGTTTCCGTCAGGATTGCTCGGGTCACCAAAGTCAGTGTGAACAGGCTGGCTGCTTCTCACCTGAGACTTAGCGACTGCTGAAAGACCACGCTCGGAGTCACCCACACTGACAACCTCAGCATTAGTGGATGCAACCAGAGCGTCAAAAGCGTCCTTGTTACAGTGGACGGAGAGCATCTGGAAGAAAGACTTCTTCTGTGGCGTCTGAGCATTCTTGGTAACTCCTAGCGCCCCAACACTGTCCTTAACGGTGTGCCAGTTGGTGCAGGAGGAGTTCTGCCAGGCATTCCATGTACCCCAGTAGGAGTTCCATGTCCTCTTGTCCTTGCACTCACGCTGCTGGTAGTGAATAACAGTCCTAGCCACCTTCAAAGTTGCTCTGGTCTGGTACTGTGAGACATCCAGGATTCCACCCTTGGCGAAAGCCTTCTGGTTCTTGTCACTCAGATCCACAGACGAGTCAAAGGTACCAGTCTTGTCCTTGTTGACAGCCTCAGCAACCTTTTGACGAACCTCGTTGGGCGACATCTTCGCACCTGTCACCAGAGAGTCATAGAGTTTCCCAAAGTTGGTCTTGGTGACCTTGCTCTGAGCCTCAAACTCTCCGTTTCCAGGGTACTGACCATCAATCTTTCTTGGGGTGACAGTTGACGTGATGGCGTATGTGTTTGTCACGTCATATGTGTCTGTGTCATTGGTCTGCCTCTGCTGAACATAGTTACGCCACTCGTCAGCACGAAGGAACGCTCCACCGCAGATAACTGTGTATCCTGGCTGAGAGTCAACCCTATTCCCATTGCTCCAGCGGTCCCAGGACAGGAACTGTGTCACCTCACTGCCTGTTGGTGGACGGCCGGAGACTGAGTAAGGCCCCTCGATACTGGCACCAATAGACATTCTTGGGCCGTGTGTCGCTCCAGTCCAGTTGTGAACCCAGAACCCGCTTGAGGACTGGACCCACCAGATGACGTTTGAGCGCTTACAGATGTTGATGTCAGCACCAGACCTCTGCAACTTGCTCTCAAACGTGTTGCCCTGACCGCTCTTGGCCTTGAAGACGTTGTAGGCGTTTGAGCCGGTTGCGCTCACCCAGTAGGCACTGTTGACGGTTCCGCCACCAGCCCCACCACCAAGACCGCCGGAGTTGTCAGACGCAGCCGCTGTGGGTGCTGACAGACCCAGACCTAAGGCGGCGACCAGAAGACCGATGGCGCCAGCCTTTCCGAAAAATCTTCCCTTTCTCATGTTTTAGTCATCCATCCTTAGGGATCCTGAGTCAATCAGTACCCTGTTGCTCGTGTTGTTTCCATATTCTTGTGTGACCGCTGGAACAAGGTTAAGAGTCAGTGTCCCTGTTCTCTCAACCTTCTTCTGGTCCTTGGTCCATGCAGTGAACTTGACCTTTGCCTCATAGGTTGCGGTGTAATTCAACTTGGACTCATCATATGTGAAGGTTGTGCTGCTTGATGTCACCTTGCCAAACCACCTGGCAACATCTGTCAAATTGTACTTCCCACCATAGTTGTCAGAGTTCCAGTCGGCCAGAACCGGCACATACTCGCTGTGAGGCTTAGCAGAGTTGGACTCAGACCAGTTGCTTGTGAACAGGTCTGAGATAAGTGCTGTGTCAAACTCGGTGTTGGCCTTATACTCGGGATACTGGTAGTTCTCCCATCCACCGAAGACAGGATTGAGCAGCCTCTCCGTCATGATTCCAGCCTCAGCACTGAACTGCTCCTCAGTCCAGTATGAGAACATGGGGTTGGGCGTACCATCCTCCATCGTCTGCTTGTCAAGGTCAGAAGTAAACCCTGCAGCCTCTGACGGAAGAGTGCTTGCGGCTGATGCCAGACCACCACCGTCAAGAGAACCTTTAGCCACTGATGACAGGATGCTTGATCTCAGATCATCGTTTGGAACCTGACTTGACTTGTCCTTACCAGTAACCTGTGCTGTGTATGGTGCTGCCTGCCACTTCTCGTGCTCAAAAGGAATGGGATTCTCTCTGGCGAAGTTCTGAGGCGCATTAGGGTCGTCTGTCGGGACTGCGACCTGACCAGCAGAAGTCACCTCGGCTGTCGCTGAGGAACTAGCACTGGGCTTGGCATGACCAAAATGATGCAGTGAAGATCCTAGAAACACTGTTCCTGTGACAATACCTACTGTCAGGGCAGCACCAAGAGATGAGAACAGGATAATCTTGCGCTTCTTGCGTTTGTTCTCCTTGTCGATCTCGTCCTCGACAACAACGTCTTTTGAGGACGGACTGCTATCACTAGTCTCACTCAGGGTCTCTGACAGCATCTCGTCAGCCGTGAGTGAGTCATCACTAGCGAACGCGCTCTTTTCCTTGCTTCTCATTGGTAACCTCATGCTTGAAGAAATACTCTTGAAATATGTTCAAATATCAAAACCTGTGCCTTTGTTTTATCTGGCACAGGTTTTATCTAATAGTGATTCAAGAATAATAGGTTATAACGAAAGTATTGCTATCACAAGGAAAGATGACACGATAAGAGGCAAAGCAAAAATAGTGCTCGCTTTCTTTATAACATTGTTGTACTCATCTTCAGACAATTCTTTCCTCGCTCTGTCTTTTTTCATCATCCTGTGCCCGTTGGACCAGAAACCACTGTATGTCTTCCACAGAGAGACAACAGACAACACAGCAAGAGACACGAAGATGTAGACAAGAGAGTAGTCCATACCAAGGTACCAGGGGAACATGACACTTCCACCAAGTAGTGACTTGTAGTTGTCTGTTCCCATCCTGGTTCCAAGCATACCAGCAACAAGGACTATAACCAGCATTGACACCAAAGACGACACAAGTACTGGGACAAGAAGGAAGTCGTTCCCAGAAAGGTGTGCTATCATCATCTTTGCCGCTGTAAGAACAACCAGTATACCACTGTACCTGAGCGGATCAATCTTGGTGAACCTCGCCAGAAGCAGCACGACAACAATGAATGGGAACTCAAACGAGAGAACAGGAGACGACAGAATGGTAGTAAGAAATGACATGATTAAGTATAGTCTTTCTGCTAAAAGTACAGAGAAATGAGGAGTTTAGTTTAATTGGCTGACGAGAGTTTCAGAGAACCGGAAGATCCTCATCCTCCGTTAAAGATTCTGTCCAACTCGTCATCATCGTCATCACTCATGTTCTGTGACTCATAGAAACTCTTGTTGCTCTCCAGAAACTCATCAAGGCTCTCGTCCTCGTCAGAGTGGAACACAGAACCAGAAGACAACTGACCTGGTGCATAGCCGTTATCATCTGGTCTGCTGATTGAGCCCATGGGAGTAGAGACGACCCTGTGTGATGGCTGTGACGGAATACTGTTGTCATCATCCATGTACACAGCCAACTGGTTCTTCAAGGTGTAGATCTCTTCTCTCAACTCATCATTCTCACGAGTCAGCAACGAGACCTGATCACTCATCTGACTGTCAACAACCTGCTCATATCCTTCAGCAGATCCGCCCTTTGAGAGTCGGTTGTTCTCGTCCTGCAACTGTCTTGTGAGCAGCCTGAGTTCCATCAACTCGTTCTCAAGATCTGCGATAGAGTCAGTTGGCATGATGTTGATACCATTGGCAACCTCAGCATCAAACTTCAAGTTGTTGGCATCAACCTGCAACCTGTCAATCGTTGAGGCCAGTTGAGCAACATGCTTGTTCCTGAGTTTAAGGAGATCAACTAGTTCCTTGGTGCTCTTTCTTGCACGGTCCTTGAAAGCCTCAACCTCGCTGGGCTCGTATCCTTCAGGAATCTGGATCTGGAAGTCGATCCCATCGAAGTCCTCAGGAAGAAGCACAACGTTACTGACTTCAAACGTCGGAGGAATGTCAAGAAGTTCCAGCACGTCCTGTACACGACCCTCCTGCACTGAAGGAACAGGTTCTCCAGAGGAAGGCATCATCTTGTGATACTCCCCCTCATGCTTGCTGATAACTTCGTCAGCAGTGTCATCAGGGTCTATATGGAACGACTTGCCAAGGTTAGGTATCTTTGACTTCAGTCCACTCATAATACCAGAGTGACTGTTCTCCTCTTCCGACTCAGGAAGATCCTTGTCCGTCTCTGAGATGGTCTCCTCGCCAAATCGTTGCAGTCTCTTTTTTGCGTTATCAAGAAGACCCATAAGTGTTTTCCTTCACTGAATTTACTGATAGTATGCCAACTTTATGGCGAAATATCATTGTTTTAATGATTGCTTTGATTTATCAATAATTTCCTGTAGGCTCATTTCAACAGGTGTACAAGTATTACTCTCAGTAATCTGTATCCAGAACTTTCCAAAGATGCGCCGAACCTCATCATAGTTCTGAAAGTACCAGAGACGATCAATCTCCTCATCGTCAACAAGATAGATCAACTCATCAGGAATGAACGAGGGTGGATCAATACCAAGTTCAGAGTTCTTGACGTCATGATGGATACGTATACACTCATTCAGTGCATTCATCTTGTTCATGACATAGACATCAGACATACTCACTCGTCATCACTCTTCCTCTTGTCTGAGCCACCATTATTCTCATCATTCTCTTTTGAGTTCATCTCAGCAAAACGTTTCAACTCAGATTTATCAAAGGAGTCGAGTTTTCTCTCCTTGACCGCCTTGAACGTCTCATCAAGATCAGCCGAGTACTTCTGTCCAGTGTTCTCCTGATACCAGACAACCCAGGCAGCAACATATGTCATCAGCACGTAGTCATAGTTCTGTGACGCCCAAGCAGCCTGCAAAGCGTTCTTGTCAACATATCTTTCAATTTCTTTTGGAATCTCAGCAGTGATGGTTGTTCTAGCATTCTCGATCTTGTCTGGCTTCTTTCTGTTAGGGTTGTCAAACTCTGCATAGTTCTTAGCCAGGACAGCATTCTCATGTTCGTTAATGTCATTTTTGACAACAGCCATCATCCTTCTAAGTTCTGCTTCTCCCTGTTGTCTTCTTCCTTCCTTTGCGTTCTGAAGTACAGCATCCGTCGTGTGAGCAAATTCTTCACCATATGATGACTTGTAGGTAAAGCGCTTGCGGTAGGCGTCAGCAATCCTCATGCGCTGCTTGTCCTTCTCACGCTTCATGTCCTTTATCTTGCGCTCTGTCGGACGAGGGAACTTGACCTCATCCACGTCTGGATCATTGATGTCTTCCAGGCACTGTCGGCAGATAAGGTTACCATTCCCGTCTCGACCACCAATGAACATCTCTGTACCACGTTCGTCCATCTCGTAGTCCAGTTTCTTACCACACTTGGCACAGTACTTCTCACCAGCAAGAGGGTTGTTCTTACCAAGTGCTGTTGCCTGCTCATCATATGTGGTCTTTAGATGACGCAAGCCCTTGGAGCGATAAGCCAGGTTGCTGATTTCCTGGCCTATACCAGCGCCCATACCTCGTGTGAAGGTTCCTCCAGCCTTCCTAGCGCCAAAACCCCCACCAAGGGCAGATGAGGCGAACCTTCCGCTGGTCTTCAGTGGCGCCATAGTGATGTCTGCTGTCTTCCTGAAAGCAGCCTTAGCAGTAGTGCTCAAGTCAGCACCGCCAAAGTTGACAGTAGAGAATGCGTTAATAATCTTGTTTCTTCCCTTGAAGATGGCAACAGTCAGAATCATCAGCAGGGTTACCATCTTTCCCCAGGAGATGGTGCTTGCCATGTCAAGGATGTTGGACACTAGAATGACGTTGAAAATCAGTAGGAGTGTGGACATGACTCGCGCAGAGAACGTCTGCCACACCATTCCAGCGTATCCTTTGAAGATGTTCCATCCAATACCTGCCCAGCAGCCCAGCAGCAAGAATATGGGCGCAAAAGCCATTGCTATCGTCATTCCTAAGGTGTAGACTGCTGTCAATCCACCTAGAAGAATCAGGCTGGCACAAGCGATCAGAGCGATAAGAATTGACGACAGTGAGGATGTGTAACGACTTCCAATAGAGTTACCCACCCATGTGTCCCAGTAGGCAAGAGGCTTGTTCGCCTCCTTGGGTGCCTTGTACTTGACAGCCTCAGTTGCTCCTGACTTGTTAACCTGTGTGTCCTCACTGACCTCCTCCTCGTCGTAGTTGGACAGAGCGTCAACGATACGGTACCAGTCTGGCGCTACACCATTGACTGGAACCATCTTCTTACCGTCACCATCAGTGACAGCATGAGCGCTTGTCTGAGCAGAGACCTGGTATACACCCCAGTTATTGATAGTCTTATTGGCACCTAGTGGAACATCAGCATGACCAACCATCTCATCGTTAGCGTTACCAAGTTCCTGAGCACCTTCTGGAGCCCAGTCGGCCTTCTTTCCGTTGGCCCACAGGTTGTTGTAGTCTGTTCCGAACTGTCCTTCTGTCCAGGGCTTGAAGAGAAGGTTCTGCCACAACTTGCACCCAATGACGCTCTTGATGTTCTGAGCAGCCTCGTCAAGTTGCCCCTGCTCATCCTTACCTTTTGAGACAAGCAGGTTGGAGTTCACCTGCCCAACGTCTGTTGCACACATGTCTGAACCACCAAGAAGGTTGGAGTTCATTGAGGACAGAATAGCGGCTTCGAGAATCACAGCAGCGTTGTTGGGGATGGTGATGTACTGCAACGGATTCAGGCTGATGATAATTGCCAGACAGAACATGGCGATAGATCTGGCAACACCTGTGACTGACTCTCGGTACTGCTTCTTAACGACACCAATCCAGAAGATCCAGCACGCAGTAGCAATGAACGCAAAGGCGACCAGTGGTGTGAACACTCCATTAAAAAGCGATGTAAAGACACCACTCTTTCCACCAATAACACTATCAAGACCAAGAGTTGTGACAACATCTGTCAAAGAGAAGTTAATGAAGGCAATCGTCAGTGTCACAATAATTTTAGTGATGCTGAAGATCATGTTCGCTATCGTGTTAAACGACGCAGCAACAATAGGATAGGTTGGATTCGCTGAGAACTGCTTTGTTCTTACGTCCTTGGAATTACCAATGTCCTCCCAACCGCTCCTCGGCTCAAGTCGTGTCTGATAGAACAGACCAGCCTTAGGGTCACTCGGCTCTCCATCCTTTTTGCAAGCATCAATAACAAAATATTTCCATTCGCCTTGATAACCTGAGAAATTCAGTCCAGCAACACCAAAACGATCATAGGGGTTGACATAATTACCACCATTTGGAACACCCTTGGTTCCACTGTCCTGCTGCTGTCCTTGTTGCTGGTTCTGCTTGTCCTTCTCCTCTTTCTGCTTCTGCTCCTCAGGAGTGGCTGCTGCCTGAGGATAGAGGCTGTAACCAAGAATGGCCTCATTGACTGTCTTGAAATCTGATCCTGTTCCTTCAAGCAGCCAGTTCAGGCCCTGATCCACATCATCAATACCGGAAGTAACGGCACTCTTTGAACGAAGGTTGAACTGTAGATCCTTGGAGTTGGCGTACTGGTAGACCTCTTTCGCTGACTCGGGAAGAACCTCACACATGAGCCATTGCGTCCAGTCAATAGCCTCAACCTGCTGTCTCCTGTACTCTGCTGACAAACCTCCAGCAACAGAGGCCACAACAACAAAAAATACAGCCATGAAAGTCATCAGACCAGAGAGCATTCCTCTGTTCTGACGTGATGTTGACACCAACACAGAAGACTTACCAGAGGTGTCAGCATACACTGCTCCAGGAGATTCTTTTCTGAGGATCATTAAGACTTTCCTCCGGTATCTTCTTACTTCTGTCTCAACTCATGGAATATCTCTACTGGTAAGTGTGAGAGCAGAAACTATTCCACATAAAAACAAGAAAGAGAATAGTGAGAGTATGACTACTCCTTAGGATAAACCCAATCCACAGTATTAATGGATAGGTTTTCCTTCGGAATTGTCGTGCCGCTTGTTGTCTGAAACCACTCCATGTGGTCCACCGCAGAAACCCTATTGTCTGCGGGGCACATTCCCTTTCCCTTGCTCACCCCCCTCTTTGGAAGAGATGAGTGAGCATGAGTCTTTGGTCTGTTTTGTGGAGCCTTTGGTGTCGGCTTGTTCTTCGTACCAGGATGTTTAAGAGGCTTTATCCGGCACTTGGACCGACGAACACGCTTCGTCTTCGTGGTGTGCTTGTTTCGTGTCTCACACGCCTTCTTAAGGTTGACTCGCTGAGCAACATTCGCTGCGGCGTTCAGATCTCTATGGTGAGTGATACTGCACGAGTGACACACGGGACTACTATAGTCGCTCATGTCCAGATCAGCCTGACAGACATGACACTTTCGGGATGTGTGGGCGGCGTTTACCTTCATTACTCGACCACCATCGGCCTCAACCATGTCCCGTGTCCTACGAAGCACCTCGCCGCGAAACCAGCGGCCGTACTTCATAGTATTCTTGATGTGACTCAGATCCTCAAAGGAGACGATGGCGTTGTCGTATTTAAAGGAAGCGTCAGCGAGTTCCTGAGCAATGAGGATGCTAAGTTCACGTCTCCTGTTGGACAGGTGCTCTCTGTGAGGTATGGCTTCCTCTGATCGATTCTTCTTTTGCAGTGAAGCGACCTGAGTCTGTGTCCTTTTAATCTTGCTGTTCAAGGATCTAGCGCGCTGACCTAAAAGAGACCTCTCGACTACCTCTTTCTTCTTGGTATCCCAGACCACATAAGCAGCAGGGTTGGTGATCCCAAGATCTACTCCAATAACGTAGTGCTCAGAGAAATTCGGTCTATCTGGATCGGTCTTACTGTGAAAGCCAAAGACAACTCTGTCATTCTTGTCAACCCAGACGTCAGGTACACCCGGTTCACAACCCTTCTCCAGCAACTGAGGTGGAGTCGGGAAGTGCAGCGTCACCCATTTTCCTTGAACAACCATATCCAGAGAGATACGTTCTGGTGTGACACTGAAGTTCTTATGATAGCCCTTATCTGTTGCCGATAGAGCCATCCGAGGACTCATCGAGGTAGGCTTTGACTTGCTGGCGGTTCTCTTCCATCCCGCAGAGACGTATTTGGGGTAAGTCTGAGTCATAACCTCGACTCTAGCAGCCCAGGAACGTAGGTTAGTCACTACCTGCTCCTGAAACATCTTCTCCAGTCGAGATGCACCGCTTCTGAACTGCTTCTTCACCTCGGCTGGGAGTTTCAGATTCATCTGCCTACCGGCCTCAGCGGGCTTGTACCTGT